ACTGGCTTGACGCAAGTCGGAATGTTGGTTGGAAGTACAACGACCATCTCCATTGTGGGTTCGAATCCCATCACAGTAAGAATTGATAGCGTCCATGTATATCTCTAATTATGCTGATGTGGTGTAATGGAAGCCACGCAAGTCTCAGAAGCTTGTGCCGAAAGGCGTGGGAGTTCGACTCTCCCCATCAGCACCAAATTTAGTCATGGTTCAGCATCTCTGCCACGGTGATGCAATTTGGAAGACATTCCTGATTTAGACTCAGGATTTTAGGGGTTCAAGTCCCCTCTGTGGCACCAATTTATGAATAAGTTTAAACAAATTTTTGATGATTCGTGGAAAAAATATAACTTACCTCCGAAAAAGGTATTCAAATTTACATGGGAATATTGTCCCTTATGCGATGCTATGTTTGTGCGCTGCCCTAAATGTGGAAATAATTGTTGTAATGCAACTTTTGGCCGAGTGACAAAACTCGGGTTTCCAACAAAACGGTGGGGGAAAGAAACTAAAGAATGTGATGTGTGTAATTTGGCATATATGTATCAATCGTTGGCCGAACAAACAAATACGGTTCCTAAAAAACCGTTATGAACATCAACTCAGTTAACATTGATTTAGACCAAGCGATTGGCGTAGTAACATTTTCAGATAACAGCGTCATACACATCAAAGGTTATTGTCAATGTGTAGCGTTTGGTGAAATCGTATGGAATTATACATATATGAAAGACAAATTGCAACACGAGAAAGACTACGTTGAGTTCTTGGAGAAGCGACTGAAAAGTTCTCATTTTAAGAAGAACGTAAGCCCCGAAGAATTTGAAAAGACCGAGAAAAAGCTTAAGAAAGCCCGACTTGTCTTGAGGGTGTTGGAAAAATAATTTGACTTTCATCCGTTATTGTAGTAGGCTACAAACAATCCGTTAAGCCTGTAGGCAGGCAAAAATGTCGGTGTAGTGAAATGGTTATCACGGAAGCCTTTCAAGCTTTAATAGGCGAGTTCAATTCTCCCCACCGACACCATTATAATAGGACATTGTTTTTAGATATTTTCCCTTATTAATCAATATGAGAACATGGATAGAGCAAAAACCTAAAAGTCATAACTGTGGCCCAATTGCTGTCGCCGTTATCGCAGGTGTTACTTTAGAAGAAGCGATAAAAGCAATAGGTAAGAAGGGTTCCACTACAACTAAACAATTGGTTTGTGGGTTACGTAAACTTGGATGGAATTGTCCTGACCGATGTAAGAAAATGCCGAAACCACCACTTGGGATTGCACAGTTGAAATCCCCCACACGAAAATCGGGATGGCATTGGGTAGTTGTTGATGGAGACAAAATTTACGATGGATGTAACGGGAATCCCGATGGCACTGTCAGATGGATTAATGGAGAACGAATCACGTCGTATCTTCCAGTGACAAAGATTTAATGCGTTAGTAATGGCTCCGGTTTCTACCCGGTACGTGCATAATTGGACAATGAGGGTTCGAGTCCCTCCTGACGCACCACTTTTTATCAGAAAATTACTGACCACGGTATCAGTAAGTTTACGGTCGCCAAGAAGAAAGTCATTACTGATGACGAACCTACTTCCCGACGCAATCGTTAACCAACAAGTGGCTTCATGGTGAAATTGGACATCATGGGAATTTCCTAAATTTTCGTTCCGAGTTCAAATCTCGGTGGAGCCACCACTTTATGAAATCATTTACAAAAGTTACAGAGACCACCTACACTCCAACATGGATTAAATCTCATTTCATCACTTACGACGAGCATTTTATTCGCATTCGCCAAAATTTTCCATACAAATGTGACCGCTGTGAAAAATGCGATCACAAATTTCTTCTTGGAGAAAGTATTGGCTTAGCTGCATTTGAGAACATTGGAAACCGAGTGTTATGTGAATCCTGTGTCATAGAATTAGAATGTTCACATCAACCGGCATAGTTCATTACGATGATGACGAAGGACATAGAGTAATTCTCCGAGTATCTCAAAGCTTGGCGGATTATTATAGGTCATTCATTCCCAAATGTGAAAGAGTCATCAAACCAAGGTGGGCGGCTCATGCAACGGTTATAAGACCGGGATTTGAAGTTCCTCCCAAGATTAGTTATTGGGGAGACTACGAGGGAGAGGTAGTAGAATTTCTATATGATTCATATCAGTTGAATGGTTACGGCTATTACTGGGTGAACATATGGTCAAAAAGATTGGAAGAAATTCGCACTGAATTGGGGTTGACCAATGTTAGCAAATATGCATTGCGTCCACCGGGATATGATAAGACCTTTCATATCACCATCGGTAACTATATAGAAATACTTAGGAATGGGGAGTCTCCCGAAAAATAAGTGCAGATTTCATTTGACATTTCGTTAAGGTCTGTTATATTTATACTCACAACGGTAGGATGGCAGAGCACGGCTTATCGCACCTGACTTGAAATCAGATGTGGCCTCAAAACCACCGGGGGTTCGAATCCCTCTCCTACCGCCAATTTCTGCGGGGTTAATTAATCGGTATAATAATTCGCCTACACCGAATAGTGAGTGGTTCGACTCCACTACCTCGTACCATTTTATGTCAGATGCAGTGACTCAAACGCCCGATTGGTTGGTTGACAGAATGGATAAAATATCCAAACTGCCACCGCCGACGTTGGAAGAAGTGAGGATGCAGTTTGATGGGTCGAGCAATCAAAAAGAATCTAAGGTTATCATTGTTACACCGACCATGAGTCGAGTGGTTAAATCCGCAGGCAAGAAATTGTGGCAAATTTTATAATGTGACTTACGAAGATTTCAATATGAAATCTGTTCAATGGAAGGTAAAACAGCCAGGGGTTGTGATTGATTGCTAATCAAATCGTGCCTTAATCGGCATGGGAATCGTGCTCTCTGCCTTCCGCCAATTTCGTAATTGCGAGTCAATCCTTTAACTCTATACAGTGATTTACGACTGTGAGTGGGGACTAAATAGACCGCCCAATTTATCTTTGTAGGAGCAGAAAACCCATCTCCCTTTAGGGGATGGGATGAATGCGACTCATTGAAAATAATTTAACGTTTTCTGAAAGTGATTGATATGTATCTTGTAGAATGTATAACCGAGCATACAAATATCGTTTGATTCCGAATAAAGAACAACAAGTTCTATTGTCCAAACACTTTGGACATTGTAGATTCGTATATAACCATTTCCTCCAAGTGAAGATTGACCATTACAAGAAAACCAAGAAAACAATCAATTGGCAGGATATGGCAACACAACTTCCAAAATTAAAGAATGAATATGAATGGTTAAGTGAGGTTGGCTCACAATCTCTCCAGCAATCTATTCTCAATTTAGATAGAGCATATACATCTTTCTTTCGTAGTGGAACTGGATTTCCCAAGTTTAAGTCGAGAAAGTATGCTCGCAAATCATTCATTGTTCCTATTACTAATAACAATATTAAATTGAACTATGAAACGAAACGATTGGTCATACCAAAGTTTAGAAATGGTATTAAATGTATCTTTGATAGAGAAGCAGAAGGAACATTAAAGCAAGCAATCATATCACAAGACAGAGATGGAACGTATTATGTCTCCATATTGGTTGAAGTGAATAATGATTTTCCAACTAAACCAGAACCAAAGAAGACTAAAGCGATTGGAATGGATTTTGGAGTAAAGACGTTCCTAACATTGAATAATGGAGAAAAGATTGAAAATCCAAAAGTGTTGAAACAATCATCTGATAAATTGGGAAAACGCCAGCAAGAACTGGAGACATTAACCAAAGGTTCCACTGCTCACATTTCCAAGCAAGAGCAGATTACCAAACTCCATAGTAAAATAGCAAGACAGAGAAAAGATTTCTTGGATAAACTCTCACACAAACTAACCAATGATAACCAAATTGGAACGATTTGTATTGAGGACTTATCCATAAAAAACATGCAGGCAGACAACTACAAAGCAACCAACAATAGAATTGCTGATTATGCTTGGGGTAAGTTTGTGAGTATGTTGCAGTATAAGAGTGATTGGTATGGGAAGAACTTCCGAAAGATTGGAAGATTTGACCCGTCCAGTAAAATGTGTAACGAATGTGGATATGTAAATCATTCTCTAACTTTAAGTGACAGAGAATGGAAGTGTCCAAGTTGTAGCACAAATCACGATAGAGGTGTGAATGCTGCCAAGAATATCTTGGACTTCTCATTTCCCAAAACAGAGTTTAATAAGGGTAGGAATTACCCTATAGAAACCTTAATGTTAGAGCAACGGGGAAACCCACTTGCTTTAGCGGGTGGGTAATTCATATGATATGTTTTCTTTGTTCGTGTGAAGAATTCAACGTGAAGATGGATGCTGTAGTTATTCAGGAATATAAAGGGATGACCCTCGAAGTTCCAAGTCCAACTATGGTTTGCAAAAAGTGCGGGTGGGAAACCCTCGCCCGTGGTCAAGTGGATGCCTTATTTGTTGCTACTAAAAAGTGTTATGAAGAAAAAGTTTCCGAAGTTTCCTGACTCTGTAATCATACTCAAACAGTATTTAACGTACATGGATTATGCAGCTACGGGTGAAGGTAGGACGTTTGAACTTAATATTTGTTTTGCCGAGACTCAAGCTGAGGCAAAAGCAAAACATTTGAAAAGATTTTATCCTACAGATGACGCAGCCCGAACATACTACGGTGTAGCTGTTGAGGTGGTTCCATTTAAAAGTAAAAGAGCCAAGGACATTATTACACATATATTCAAGTTGGGCGAGGGATTACACGAAGATTTACTTAAATATGGAATTGATTTCTATTTCAAGTATTATGTTAATGCAAGTTAATATATAAAATAAGGTCAGAGACATTCTTTAATGTTTTTTACTCGCAGCCTTATGGCTTACGAGATTGCTTCGGGGTCAGTGAGCAGGATTAATCACGGACTCAATAATTTATGAAAACGAAAAATGCAGTTGTAGTATCAATCGTCGGCGCAATAGTCGCCTTAACATTAACAGGTTGTGTCGCAACATGGACACCAGGAGGCGTAGTTGTTAGTGGACCACCACCATTGGTGATCGAACCTCCAATTGTAGAAGTCTCTCCAGTCGGAGTTGCAGTCGGTGTTCCAGATGAATATACTTGGGATGGATACGAATATGTGGGAATCGTAGGTGGGCAATATGTTTACCTTGGACCCGTTGGCGTTTGGGGTGTCTGTGAACCTTGGCGTTTAGACCGCTTTCATGGATGGGAACGTGGTCATAGTGATTGGCGTAGCCATGCTTTTCATGGACGTGGAGGGCATGGTCGTCGTTAATTCCTATGGAATACATCAACGAAGCAAATTCATTCCTCGACGCTCTGTATAAGAGCGTTGGGGCTTCTACCGCAGAGCAAAAGTATAATACACTAATTCTTAGGCTCGGGTACGAAAACGAGTTTATTGGGTTCAGTCATATTCCAACATGGCAACAAAAGCAGAGAATGATGGAATATGAACTTTTGGATCGTCAAGGCGCATGAGAAAATGGCTCCAAACTATTGCTGCGTGTATTGCGTTGATACTTATAGTTGGATGTGTTCCAATACACGTCAATGGTACAACGCATTATCTAGTGGTGGGCATTGGAGTAATAAGTGTAAATAACACTAATCAAGCCTTGGCACAAGTGACTAAAGCAACAATCCTTGGGGGATATGCATCGGAACAGGGTGGAGGTATTGGATTTAGTTCGGTTAAGAAAGTAATGATCGCTACAAACGTCAATATGGTTATTGACGTGAGTAATGCCCCATTCAAACCTTTAAATGTGGAAGTTCAAAAATGAAAAATAAAATTATAAGCTTTATTAGCATGGGTCTGTTGGCAGTTTTGATGATGGGATGTAAAATTCAACCAAATTACATTATTATATCATCCGCCACCACGGTTGGGTTTGATGTATCTGAATCAACCGTATCACAAACCCCGCAAGCCACCTTGGCATATAAACGAGGCGAGTTAGTGATTGTGCCGATTCCTACGAATGGACCTGTTCCCGATGTCATTATGGATTTCAGTTTCAAGACTTCAATATTTACTTCATCGGGTGGAATTTATTCTCGAATTGCAACGGGTCCACATGCGACCACAAGTGCCGCTTCGGCATTGATGATGTCTAAGGATAAAAACGGAAACCTTTTTACGAATTTACCTAGTGTTTTGCCTTCGATCACCACTTTCCTAACTCCTAAATCAACAAAATAAGTATGACGAAATTAAATAGTTATTGTAAACACCTCAAACCAGGTAAGATATATCTTGCCGAAAAAGTTGCAGCGGAAAAGATAAAAATAGCTCGCCAAGCCGTGGTTGATCGTGCTGAAAAGGATGCTGAATTTGCCGCAGATGTTTTGAAAGCTATTGGTGACAAGTTGAGTCCCGAGGCTAGAAACATATGTGAAAAGAGCGTTGCAACCGACAAGGCAAAAAAACTTCAATCTGGATTTGTGGATTTGTGAATTTTGATTGATAGTTATTAATATCGGAGCGTAGGATAATTGGCTATTCCGCATGTTTTGGGTACATGATATTGCGAGTTCAAGTCTCGCCGCTCCGACCATCTTCTAAAAGTTATGAGTAACAACATTTATCCCGTATCAACAGGTCAAAAACCTCCATTCTACGTAGAGTTTAATCGTGGTGGAATGGGCGGAGAATTCACTCTGTTTCGTCGTAACTTCATGTATTCACCAAGCGAGTTAGCAGAAATGGAAAAGAAATCTCCTGAACACGCCCCCATGTTAAAACTGTGCAATGAAGTTCACCCTTGGAATCTATTCACGGCTGAGTATGGTAAGGATGGATCAGTTCCCGACCGCAAGTGGATTGAATGGATGGTAGATGCTTTAAACTCAAAGGCGGAACAGGAAGAAATGGGAAGTGAATATTTCTCTTGACCCTTAACTTATTTTCCGATACAATTTAGACCTATGACAAAACCTGAAAAAATCAAAGCTATTCTAGCACGTCTCAAAAAGGAAAACGCTGACATTGCGGAGGCTCATATCTCGGCTATGGTCATTACTGGTTATTTAGATGATCTCGCTCAGGCGGGGATCATCGAAAGCGCATTCGCTATGACCCCCGTTGGTCGCTCAGTAAGGTCTATTTGCGAAGAGTTTGATTGGAAACCGACTGATGAAGACCTAATTGCATTTGTAAGCAATATGGTCGGTCCTGAAGAACGTGTTGGGTTCTTGTTTATGCTGAAAAAGTATCGGGATGATCGAACTGGGCTTCTGACAGAATTTAAGGCTATGATGGATAAACAAACTCCTCCCGACGAAGCAACGTAAGGTTTGGTAATTCGTTTAATATTTATAGTAAAGCCGCTGTGGTGTAACTGGAAGCCACACAAGTTTGAGAGACTTGTGCCGTAAGGCGTGGAGGTTCAAATCCTCTCAGCGGCACCATTTTATCATGAAAAACATTGAAGGTCTCGTCGTATCCGCCAAGTTGTTCTGCGTATTTGCTGGAACTAGCTTGCTCACTCTCCAAACTGGATTAGGTAGTTTAGCTCAATCAGATAAACCCGCCACCAATATCCAGTGGGCAATGGTTGTCGGTGGAAGTCTCGGTACGGGGCTTACGGCGGCTGGGGCTTTCTTGTCAAATGCGTTTGGAAACTACATGAATAACGTTAATATCAATGGAAATCCAATCACTTCTCAGACGGGAAGTATAAATCCTCTATTGACAGAAGTCAAAAAGGATGCTACAGTAAAGCCAGTTCTTTGAGATTTTGTCGTAAGCGACTCTACGCTGGGGAGAAATCCTTAGAGGAAGTTCGCCGCTGCACAGCAGATGATTGGGAGAATTTGGTTACAATAGGATTGGTCAAGTCGTGAAGTCCGAAAATCAATCAGCAGAACCTTAATCACAACTGATTGACCCTTGCAACCATTTCGTTATTACCACAAATTAGCAGCAATCCTAAATAGGTCAAGTCTAGTGCTGGACGTTACTAAGACCGAGGTTGGAGCAGTCTCCTTTAACGGGGGACCAGTTGAAAGACTGAGAAAAATGTAGAGATAGACCATAACGGCGGCTAAAACATGAGCTATAAACTCATGGGTGCGAACGACAATTTTTAAAAGTATGGGGAACGTCGAAAGACGCACTAGTCTCCATCAATATGTCATCTAAAAAATGATGATGACAAAATTTATGCCCGTGGTCGGATTGGGTTGCTGCGATACCACCGACATATTTGAGCAGAACATGGGCATCATTATGGGGCCGTAGCACAATTGGTAGTGCAGCACGTTCGCAACGTGAAGGTTTTGGGCGTTCAACTCGCCTCGGCTCCACCATCATAACAAAAAGAGAGGCGACTGAAAAGTCGCCTCTCTCTTTTTTTTTTAGTTATACCTTATGCGATACAACTAATTGGTGCGGGGTTTGACCCGACGTGAATGTCACGGTTTCCATGTAGAACTCCAAATACATTAAGCAACCATAGTATGATGGCTATGACTGCTACAACGTTAATGATTTTCTTGATGGCATCCGGCATTGGGATGTACATGTTGACGAGCCATAGGAGAACTCCTATGATTGCCAACGTTACGATGATTGCTATGAGGGACATATATTTCCTTTTGTTATTTGATGTGTTCCAAACGCCATATAATTACCCCTATCATACCACTCGCTAAGATTAGAGTAAAGAATAGCATATGATTCCATTTTGGTTCTTAGTCTCGTGGGGCACCGGCAGACAATCCAAGGTTGGTTGTTGTTCGATCTTGTGATTTGTCAGGTAGTGTTTGAACCACATTGACACTAATTTGGTTATAGATGAATCCATCGGCGTTAACTGTTGCAGATTGATGCAAATCTATATTGACCCATTTACGTGCGGTTTTTAGATTCATATCCGTATCTGCTCCAACCAAGAATACCGTTACTCCCGGCGTGGAAGATGCAGTTATGATTGCGGTCATTCCATCAACTGATGGTTTGATTGTAGATTCTCCACTGATAACTTTCCAAGTAATCGTCTTTACACGACCTACTTTTCCAGAAAAACTCTGTGGATTCATCGTCAACGTAATCGTTTGATTTACTGTTAGTGTTAGATTTATCATATAGTTTCCTATTTTATTTGAATTAAAATTGATATTCTCGTGAAATATTTCTATTTCACGAGAACATTTGTTACGCTTTATCGGCGATTAGATTTATTAAACTGACGAGCCAAAGATGCCGAAGCATTTTGGACGACTGTATAAGTTGCAACTACAGTTCCATTCAAGATAACATTCTCAACCACTTGGTTATTGAATGAACCCGTGAATCCACCAACGTAAGTTCCACTGATGGAGTTTCCGTTAATTGAACCCGTGAATGCTCCACTACCAATACCGTTCATGCTTGCGCTGACGACCGTTGCGGTCGAACTAGACAAGTCGGTGATTGTTCCAGTGTAAGTTCCAACATAGGAACCACTCAATGGACCTTGGGTAGAACCGCTATATGATCCACTGTATGATCCGCTATTTGAACCACTGATTGATCCACTGTATGATCCACTATTTGAACCGCTTGAATTTGCTGATGCATATGCATCGAGGGCGTCAAGTTTAGCTGCTATGGTGCTGGCTCGTGCTGAGAGAGCATCAAGCAATGCTTGGTCACTTTGAGTGAATACAGAACCCGAAGAGTTCTGAAGGGAGTTGATTGTAGTTACGAGGTAACTTACGTCACCTTGTAAATCTGTCACCGCAATGTCCATACGGTCATTGAATGCGTTCTGCGTTGTTGCGAAGTTTGATACTTGGCTCATAATTTTTTCCTCTGTTTGTTTCAAGTCGAGTTTACTCACGAATTCATGGGACTTGAACCATTCCAATTCGTTTTTGGTTTGTTTTTCAAGATTTTCTAGTTCTTGAAAAATTCTTTGAAAGAGATGATATGTGGGATGATTATCCACATGATGTTCTCTTAATTCCGTAGGACTGATGCGTGTGACTACAGCATTACTAGCTGTGGGTGCATGAGGTACGGATTCTGTCGTTGTAAATTGTGTTTCTCCGGTGAATGTCGAAATTCTATTCACTGGGTCACTTAAAAGTATAGTTGGCGATACTGCCGACTGTGTAATGGGATAGTGACGATGAAAATAGTTCATATTTTACCTTATGGTTATTCGTGGATGTAAATTCTACGCACGAGTTTATACGTGATTGTATAGTTAACGGGATATTGAACGGGAAGATAAACAAACTGTCATCCGATGGAATGGGTCTATAGGACGGACACCTTTTTGAGGTATGAGAACTTGGAAGTTATTCCATCTCGACTTGCTTATACATATTGGAACGAATAATTAATATCGATTATATCGCAATATATATTTTATAATATTGCTGTAAATTTATCACTTGACTTCTTCTTGAGATGTGATATTATGATGGCATGATTTGCGTCATTTGTAAAAAATGTAAAAAAGAATTGACACTCCCCGGCGGTTTATTATTTTCTCCTCCGATTGGGGGGCAAGTGAACAAATATCATTTGTGCCTCAGTTGTTACGTGTCTTTAATTCAATGGCTTAACACTCCATTATCGAAAAATAAAAAGTTATGATCCTAACAGACTACAGAATTGGCGTATTCAACTCCCATTGGTGGAAGGACGTTTGGTATAATCAAGTAGCGTCTAGGTGGAACCCTCGTAATAAATGGCTTACCAAGAAGATTCCTCGCACTTGGATGGACAAAGATCATATTATTGAAATCTGTGTCCTAGAATCACTCAAACATTATATTGAGGGAGAAGAAGCTTTGGGCAAGGATATGTGTCATTTTCAATCGAGTCAGGATGACCCGTCATTTCCCGGATGGAAAAAGGAATCAGATCGAGAAGTGAAGAAGCAGTATGAATTAGTAACGATCAAGTTGGACTCTCTCGAAAAGCAACTGAAAATAGAATGGAATAATGTTCCGACTCGGAATTGGCGAGATGTTACTAAGCTTGACTACGAGCAGACTTATGGCAAGATTGATCGGTTGGAGAAAGAAATATACGATTTGCAGACTGAGATAATGGTTTGGGTCGTAAAGAATCGCAATATACTTTGGACATGATATGAAAGTTACAATTCCCGCAAGAACAGAAGAAATCACACGATGTTATCATTCGTGCCCATATTTTGGGCTTGATGGTGGTCCTAGTTCCGTAATGTATTGTAAGCATCCATATTGGGATGACAAGGGAAGTTATGCTGGATTTATTATTTCTCACCCCGAATGCGATGACGGATTCCCATCACTGTGCCCATTGTATAAAGAAAATGGAATGTCACCACCACCGAAAGAGCAACCGATAAAGGAAAAATCATATTTGACTGATGAAGAACGAGCCAAGTTTTCTGTCGGTGAGGCATTGAATGTTGAGTATCAGCGACGTTTCGATGAAGTGCTTCTCAATGCACTTTTGAAAATTCCAATTGATAATAAATTATGAAAACAAATGCGACAATCGGTCTGTATGCGGGCAGTTTTAATCCGTTTCATGTTGGGCATCTATCAATCGTGAATCAAGCCAAGGAAGTATTTAATAAAGTAATTGTTGCACAAGGTATCAACCCCGACAAGAATTATGATGACAGTGCTCTTTTTCCCGAGTCGTATTTGGCATCTATAAATGTTGAGACCCGATCATACAACTGTTTGTTGACTACGCTCATAGAGAAAATAGAGCAGCAATATTCAGCTACCAATGTTGTCTTGGTTCGTGGGTTAAGGAATGGTGCCGATTTGGAATACGAGCAGAACCTTATTGCGTTTTTACGAGGGTTCAAGCCCGGACTCAAGGTCACGGCGTTCTATTGCGACCCGATATATCGCCACGTCAGTTCGAGTGCTCTGCGGGGCATTCAGAAGTTTTCCGAACAGGAATACAGAAAATACGTGGTCTGAAATATAAATAATCATGGGACTTGACATTTTCGACTTCCCGTGCTATATTTATGCGTAAGATTTGAGATGCACACAGCGACAAAAAATCTATGAGCCGAAAGACTCACCATGAGTCATCCTCTCCCTCGCAAAAAAGAGAGGCGGAAGAATAACCGTGCTGTTTTTATAGTGCAGCGTAAAATTGGGCATCTCGCAAAATTTCCTATTCACCAATGGTGGAAAAGGTTGGGATAGACGTTCAGCGTCATCCTTTTATGGGGCATTAGCTCAGTCAGTAGAGCGTCTGCTTTGCAAGCAGAAGGTGCCGGGAGCAAAGCCCGGATGCTCCACCAATCTAAATATTTCGATTCGTTTCCGTTTCTCTCCACTATTTATTGGTATGAAGATGATACCAATCACTTGCCACAAATGTTCTAATATTGTTGACCGGCCAAAATCCGAGGTTGACCGACAAATTAGAAATGGGCGGAAATATTTTTTCTGCTCATTGTCTTGCTCCACATCGGCAACAAAAACCACAACTCGCAATATAAAATCACGATGTCTATTTTGTCATAAAGAGTTTGATTCGACTACTCGTAAAAAAGCAAAAGTATGTTGTAGCAAAGAGTGTGCAATAAAATATTCTCAATCATTTGTGGACCCGGTAATTCACAAAAAATCTATTCAGCGGCCATCACATTATCCCCGAGTCGAGAATTTCGAGTGCGTTATATGTGGAACGACGTTTAATAAGAATATAAAATCTCACGTCGAAACATATCAGACCTGTTCGGATAAATGTTTTAGAACACTACTCCAAGTAAAGGCAAGAGCCAATCCAAATTGCGGCGGGGATACGAATTATCGAAGGTATAAATATAATGGGATATGGATGGACTCAAAATGGGAAATAGAATTAGCCAAATGGATGGATGCCAATAGTATATCGTGGGAGAGGGACAATAAGAAACATCAATTCATATGGACGGATAAAGACGGAAATAAGCGGCGATATTATCCCGACTTTTACCTTCCATCTTATAATGTGTATTTAGACCCGAAGAACAAATATCTCATTAAAGTTGATGATTACAAAATAAATCAAGTCATTCGGGAAAATAAAATTTGTCTTGTTTGGGGTCTGTTAGAAAATGTGAAAAAAGAAGTTGACATTTTGCGGGGAGTCTGATATATTTATGACCATAGCTCATCTACCAAGTAAGTGTAGAAGGAGTAACGGGTCCGTCAAGTGGCGAACCCATCAATTTGCCTATCGCCCATGTGGTGAAAAGGTATCTGAAGTCACTGCGAAGTGACCTCTGACAACTGCGGGAGTCGGCAGACAATAAAATAAGACGGAACTCCAATACCTTATGGTATTGCGAATCAAACCGAGGGGCACGGTCTCTCGGTCAGTTTATTGCGGGCTAGGCAGTTCTGGTGAACTCCTTTGTCTCATAAGCAAATCTAGAAAAGTTCAATTCTTTTGCCCGCTACCAATTTTGCTCTTGTAAATGTCCCGATCCAAAGTCATAGACTTGAGAAGAAGGTATTGAGCATTATGGGGTCGTCGTTCAACGGTAGGACTTGACTATGGCATAGTTAGGATAGGGGTTCGATTCCCCTCGGCTCCACCAAGTATTTGACTGGAATAGTTTCAGTCATTAGAGAAATAAAACATAACATGAAGAAAACATTATCATTATTTGCAACCCTCATCCTTGCGGTAGGTCTATTCGCAGGATGTGCATCTCCAAACGGAGCATCATCCCTCACCCCCGCTCAAGTAGCAACCGTTGGTGTGGTTGTAACTCAAGCCGCCAATGTTGGTGCTGCATATGCAATTCAGCAAGACAAAACGAACGCCAAGTATTTTGTTCTTGCCGATGCCGCCATTGACACCTTGGTTGTAAGCAGCAATGCAAGTCCAACCGAACTTGAAAATGCTCTTGCTCCAATCGAAGGAAGCAATCAATTGGTTAATGTTGCCATCAGCGGAGCACTCGTCGCTTATGACCTCACATTGAGCCAATATTCAATCACGAATGCCGCTGACGCCGATGCCATTATATGGCTTGGTGATATAGAAGTCGGATTCAAGGAAGCATTGGTCTCGACTGGTGCAACAGGATTGACAGTCGCCCACATTGATCCTCCTTATTACTTGCAGCACGTTGGAACAGGTATCGTAGTTAATACGAATGCTATCAAGTTTACAATCGAAGAAGCCAAGCCAGTGACAAAGTAAATTAACTTTAACGCATATCCCTCGCTTCGGCGAGGGATTTTTTTTTTTGTAGAAAGTGTTTGACATTTGGAAAAGGTGTGGTATATTTATATCTGACGATTGGAGTTTAGTGTAGTGGTAGCACGACTCTCTCTGAAAGAGCAAGTGAAAGTTCGATTCTTTCAACTCCAGCCAATTTTAGTTTTTGATGTAGCAGACATACCAAAATTCTATGTGCCCGTCATGTGGACATATGGGACGAACGTCAGCAACAAGTAGGTTCTTAAGTTTGAACCGAAGATGACGATGGGAGGTCACAACCCAAAGAGTGACTTTGCGAAGACTGCGAGTAAGGTCTAGGTCAACTACGAACTGTCGTAAGGGCTACATCAATTTTAGGCGAATTGCCGGAACGGTAACGGGCCAGCTTGGAAAGCTGAGGCAAGTTAACTACTTGAGTGGGTTCGACTCCTACATTCGCCGCCAATTTTAAATGCGACTGCAACTAGCGATGAAGGTTCGATTCCTTAGTAAAGTGGAACGCAAGTCAGGGGCATAATCTGATAGGGTTATGTCAGCATTACGATTATGGATATACAGTATCGAGGTGAGTTGGTAGAGATGGATTATTGCACCTGACTCGAAATCAGGAGTGGCCTCAAAACCACCGGGGGTTCGAATCCCTCACTTACCGCCATTTTGTAGTTGACATCAATTGAGTAAAGTGTTAAACTATCTTTGAAATTGAAATTCTAAAATACAGTTATGACATTACCAATATGGTTCCTCGTTCTTAGTCTTTTCCTCCCTCGCATTGCACTCTTAGCTGCATTTATTGCGGGTGGATCATTCCCACATCTGTTCACCAAATGGCTTTCTGTGCCAATGGCTGCACTTATTCCCCGAGTTCTTGTTCTTATTGCTATAGCCACTACAATGGGGATATGCGTATGGTTTTGGATTCATTTAGGATTCATGATTGTAGTTTGGTTCATATCCATACTTCGTAGTTCTGTCAGTCGTGGAAAGTAATTCTATGCAAGAACCAACGTCTATCATGGTCAAGTGTGAATGCCACGATGAAGCACTTGAAGTGACCCATTGGCCAGATACAAATGGCAATGGAGAAAGTGAAAATGAGTATTGGTTTGCAATATGGAAACAAGGATTTGATACTCGTCTCTGTTGGAGAGAACGTTTCCGTTGGTGTTGGAATATTTTAAGGACGGGCAAGCCGTGGGGTGACAATATAATTTTAACTCCCGAGAACGCTAAACAAGTTTCTGAGTTCATTAATCAAAATTTAAAAAATGATACCGAGACCAAAAAATAGTGTGGCACCGTCAAGCCATCAAACGGATATAGCCAGTAACCACGAGGCAACCCCCATCAAGTATGTAGTTGTCCGCAATGGGCATCGAGTATCTGATAAAGATTACGATGCTCCCAATAATCCTCGGTGTTTGGATGAAATAAATTTCTGGACAAGAGTTTCCAATAACACTTCGTTTGGGGAAAAGGTTGAGGTGGTCCCCTATGATTCAAAAAGGCATCGAGTTTGGTAACTATATCTATTTCTACAGGAGCACGTATTTACGTGCTCTTTTTTTTGGTTCTTTTATTTCTTTTGTCCACAAGTATCTCATATTTATGAGTATGCGGAAATTGACGTTAGATGAATTCATTCTGAAAGCAAAGCACGCTCATGGTGGAAAATATGATTATTCGAAATTTGTGCGAATAACACATAAAGATTTCTCAAATATATATTCGGGTTTATCTTCTATGTTATGAAGAAAAAAAATAAAAATATTGAGGCAGAGGGTTATATTCTTCCGTCTAATAATGATGAGATGAGAAAATTCATATCCAAATTCAAAGTGGACATGATGGAAAAAGTAGTATCTTCAATAAAGTTTGCAGTGGAAAACAAGCTCTCCCTAATCGAAGTTTTTCAATTTAAAGGAACTCCATTCGTTGTTACTATAAACAAAGATGAGTTCATGCTTAATCTTTCACACATTCATCAATTCTATATGAATAATGAAATGTATGAACTGTGTCAGCGGGTAGAAGTGTTATGCGAAACCCTAAAGAAGAATGAAAAAGAAAACCACAAACCAAACGGACCAAACTCAACCATATAACGATCACTACGACCATTCTCCGGTCATTCCGCAAAGAAGTAAATTAAAGTCAGTTCTCAAAATATATAAACGAGAATTGACTCCCCGCCAACAAGAATTCCTTTCCCTCGCTAACGACAAATCGTCGAAAATCATTTTCGTTTCTGGTCCCGCTGGAACTTCGAAAACATTCCTCTCTATCTTCCACGCCTTAACTATGATTAATGAGAAAAAGGTCAGTGATCTCATTTACATCCGTAGTGCAGTGGAATGCTCGGATGCTAAATTGGGGTTCCTTCCCGGTGAAGCTAATGAGAAAATGGCACCTTACATCCAACCATTGCTAGATAAACTATCAGAGTTCCTTCCTAAGAGTGATATTGATATTTTACTCAAAGAAGAGCGAGTGACTGGCATTCCGGTTGGATTTTTGCGTGGTTTAAACTGGAATGCGAAGGTAATTATAGCCGATGAGGCACAAAATATGTCCTATAAGGAACTTTTGACACTTATTACACGCACCGGGGAGTTTTCCAAAGTATTTATTCTTGGCGACCCAGAGCAAAGCGATATTAATGGTAAAAGTGGTTTTATAAAAATGGTAAGCCATTTCGACGACGAGGAAAGCCGTCAGAATGGTATTCACGTATTCCGTTTCACGGAAGACGATATTGTCCGAAGTGGATTGGTCCAATTTATAATTCGAAAGATAAAAAAGACTCTGTAATCGCTATGTATATCTTATGGCAAACATGCGTGTATCAGAACTGGTGCAAATTACAGTGCCCGAAATGGTGGCCGGAGACCTCCTGCTCGTTTCCGACATAAATGCAAACCAGTCCAAAAAATTAACGGTTGGTGATCTTGGTACGTTTCTTATTGAGAACGGATTACTAACGGGGTCTTTTAATGGAACTTCCAGTTACGCATTGGTTGCGGCGACAGCATCATATGTGGTGCCGGGATCGGCTTCTTATGCCCCAACTTCCAGTTGGGCACTGAATGTATCAACTGCATCCTATGCGTTAACTGCCACGTCAGCAGCTAATTCTGTCACAAGTTCATATGTTGTTACCGCATCGTATGCATTATTTGCATCGGTTCAATCGGTATTTTCCGCATCGTTTGCTGGCAATGCCCAAACCGCTTCGTTTTTGTTTTTTACACCGGGGGAAACAAATGGAACTGCATCATCGGCAATTACAGCGTCATATGCTCTTAAAACATCCCCGACATCATCATTCGCAATTACGGCGTCATATGTTCTCGGTCTTGTCACCCAAGTATCAGCATCGTATGCTCAAACAGCATCCATAGCTAATACAGCATCGTATGCTCAAACTTCAACCTATCTTCAATTTAATGGTGTTCCAAATGGAACTTCTTCGTATGCATTAGCTGCCGCATATATTGCTGGAGTAACTTCCGATTTTGGAACTTATGCCGCAATAACACAATCCTTATCTTCATCTCAACTCGACATGGTATTTGTAAGTCCATCATTGGCTGGATATAGAAATACTAATTTTGAAGCGTTAGGAACTATCTGCGTTCCATTTACATCATCCAATGGACCCACGAATGGAACCATTCAATTCTTCGTTGTAGATAGACAAAATGGTGGCTCTCAATCTTTAGATTCAACTTCCATTTATGTTAATTTAGCAAGTTCATCTAGTATTTCTGGAACTTTCAAATATCCATTTTCTCTTGCTGGTGATGTATCTTTAAGTGGATCATATGAGCTATATGTTACTGCATCGAACGGAGTTTTTATTGAACCATCAAGAAATGTTAAATTTAAAATCACAAGTCAAAGCGATGTATTAAAAGTTCAATCTTCCGAACCAATACAGTTTTATACTACTCCATCCAACATTGTAATGGGATATTCATCAAGTTTAAATCCTGCTACAGCCTATGTGGGTTCCGCTTCCCAAGTCATTTTCTCGGGGTCAAATGATCCGACCGTTCTAGTTGTTCCTGCGGCGAGCGGAATGACTAGCCTTTCTTATACATGGACATTGATAAATCTAACGTATCTGAATACAATTGGTAATTCAAGTATTACTAATATTGGTGGAGCACCGAGTTCACTTCTAACAATGTCCGTAGCAAGTTGTAGTATTTTGGCAATTCCACATTTAGGAACTTCTTCAGTTCAAATATTGGACTGTTCTAATAACAACATAAATGGAGTATTGGAATTGGCACCATCAATGAGTTATGTTAACGTATCAAACAATCCAAATTTGATATTACCTTCATATTTGCCACAGGGATTAACCTCCCTTTGGGCGAATCAGTTGTCTATATTGTCAACTCCTACAACAATACCCGATACACTCCAAACTATGTCCATGGCTTCTTGTACAAGTTTGAATTCATGGGCAAGTCTAACATTTCCCTTATCAATCGGATATTTTGATTGTCATTCAACATCAATAGCAAGTCTTCCGACCTTTATACCATCACATATGTTATATTGTGATGTTTCATATTGTCAAATGACCCCAACTACAATAGGTAATATTTGTAGTGGTCTTGTTTCAAATGCATTATCAAATGGAACATTGAAAGTCATTGGAAACCCATCAAGTCAGTCGGCTCCGAGCATAGTGACAAATATAGCCACACTTGTTAGCCGTGGATGGACGGTTGTATCATAAGGAACAATATATGGCAACATACGACATAAAAATAAGTCAGCTTAACTCGTTTCCTGATCCAACCCAAACGGTGGATTTTTTCCCATTGGTTGATAGTTCATCGCTGACTACATACCGTGCATCAATCGCAGATATAGCACCATTGATGACCCACTCTATACAGTCTGATTCTGCATCATTAACTGTAACAGCGTCATATGCCCTCAGTTCCTCATATGTGGTTTCAGCAAGTAATGCTATCAGTTCGTCATATGCTATTACATCCTCAAATGCAGTAACAGCCTCGAACTCTTTATTCGCAAGTAGTTCTATTAGTGCATCATATGCATTGAACGCTGGTAATTCTTTAACGGCATTATCTTCTATTTCTGCAAGCAATACGATCAGTGCGTCATACACATTAAGCTCGTCATACACCATAACCGCCAGCAATGCAATAAGTGCTGCATATACATTATCATCAAGCAATACTGTCAGTGCCTCGTATGCTATTTCGGCGAGCAATACTGTCAGTGCCTCGTATGCTATTTCGGCGAGCAATGCAATCACGGCGTCATATGCAATAAATGCGGGAAGTTCAAGTTATGCTTTGACTGCATCTTACGTAAATCAAGGACAGACTTATTTGCCTTACCCTTTTATTCAAGGAATGTTGTTTGTGGCTACGAACGATGATTATATAAATGCAAATTTATTGGGAACGAACTGGCAAGCCGGAACATATGATATGTGCCCTGCATTTACTAATAACCAAGTAGGGGATAATGAAGCGTTAGCGTTATCATATTCATTTACATGGGATAATATCAACCAGGCGTATGTGAGTCCTAGTTCGCACGGAGTATATTTTCCAACATTTTGTTCCCCGACTTCTTGTATTAGAATGTGGTGTGATAATCGTGGTGGTGGTGGAAACAACTGGAATATGTATGGATATTTCTATGTATATTTTGCATTATCTCCAACGCAGGTTGTTACACATTCATATTCTCCCGTGCTACATAAAAATTATGCCCAGCCAAATTTCATAGTCAGTGCTTATCGTGCCTCCGCCGGACTCAATGCTATAGTGCAAGCTGATACCACAAACACTATAAATTTGATATTCCCGTCTCCAATAATAAGTTAATATAATAAGTTGACTATTCTTTTAATTATGATATTATATCACTATTGATAAAACAAAATCTACTTTTTCACATGGAAAACAATATGTATCCGTCGGTTAGTCATAAGAAAAATACTATGGATCAATCCGACATTCAATACATATTGGACCTGCTAAACGATGCAGTCTTAGAAAAGGACTGGGATAAAGTGGAAGAAGCTCGTGAAACACTCAAGGAATTCTTGGATGCCACCGAGGCTGTTTTAGAAGAATAATATGATTATAACACTCTTATCATTAGCTCTAGTTATCTCTTTAGGACTTCTTTTCTCGGCTTATGTCATAATTCGAAAATTGCTAGTTAAAGTTGCCATCTATGAGACATGGATAATGGACGTTAAGACTGATGTTATAGACACCGTTGAACAAATGCGTGAGGTTGACAAGTCCGGAGTTCTGTCTTCCAGATTAAATGATAAAGGCGTCTTCGAATCAGATGACCAAGTTGGTGGAGTTTTTAAAGATTTGCTTGATCTAATTGAGAAGCTAAATCAAAGAACTCAATGAAAAAAAACAAAAAAGTTACACGTAAGTCCCGGTCCACTTCTAATCGTTCCAAAGTTAAACCCGCCATCCTAAGACAAAGAAAGAAGGCGGTATCCGTTCCTGTCGTAACCATTACGTCTCCGATTATAGAGAAAGCCAAGCTTCCTCGTAAACGTCGAACCAAGAACGTTACCCGGATGTATTTCACCCAAGATACCGAAGATGCTATTGTGCTCTACAATAACACCACCGACCTCGCTGTGCGTGAACAAATCTTCCGTGACAGAATCCTTCACCCCTTTCAGAAACTTGTTGAGAACGTGTTTAACACGTTCAAGTTCTCTTATTTTGAGACTGGTCCGTTAGATGTTCAAAAGGAATGTTTGACGCATCTTGTTGCCAATATGCACAAATTCGATCCTACTCGCACTAGTCGTAATGATCCAACCAAGAAGACTCGGGCATTTGCCTACTTTTCTATAATCGCCAAGCATTATCTCATTCTTTTGAATAACACCAATTATAAGAAATTCAATCAGAATGTCGAAATAAGTGATGAGAGGGAAGACAATACCATTCAACTTCAACAAGATGATAAATATTACGCTCAACAGGAATTGAACGATTTCATCAAGCTTATCATTGATTTCTGGGAAAAGAACGTTTCTAAGATATTCAATAAACAACGGGACTTGAATATTGCGAATGCAGTCATTGAGCTATTTCGTAGTTCCGACCGCATTGACGCCTTTAATAAAAAAGCCCTCTATTTGTATATTCGTGAAATTGCTTTATGTAAGACCCAACAGATTACTAAGGTTATTAATCGAATGAAACAGTATCAGGATACCATTCAAAAGTCCTATATGGAAAATGGAAGCATCAATGCTGACCGTTATTCCGTATCCTAATACCGTTAAAATAGACCGTTTGCCCACGTAAAGTCGGGTGATAGGTCTATTTATGTACAAGTATGAGAAAATCCGGCATATACAGCATAACCAATTCTAAGAACGGGAAGGTATATTATGGATAATGATTTCGAAATTTATGGTGGGAAAACATTTAAAGATTTATGCAAGGAAATCGTTGACCGTTCAGAAAACAAAAAAATGCAAGTAGATACACTTATCGGAGACTTGCGGACTCTTATAAAGGGTCCAAACGATGTTGCGTCGTTTATGCCTCGAATCAAAGAACTTCTCGAAGTTGGGGTAAAAAATGATGAGCAACTCATCAAGCTTGCTGCTGTTTGTCAAAGAATTCAATCTAGTCAAATCGAAGTCTCAGGTGGAGAAGGGTCGGGTTTATCCGAAGAAGATAAGGCTAAACTATTAGAAAACCACTTGGCTGAAGCTGAAGCCACCCTAAAAGGTATAAAAAAGAATACGGATGATTCTATACCCAAATAATATATGGCATACTGGAAAGACAGTTCTAAGAATACTCGCCCGTTAGATAGTTTTGGTCTGACGACGAATCAGTCTGCCGCCAAGGGAGGAAATAGGGAATTTCATGAGTTAGAAATGGGCGTAGTACTTGATATTGTATTAGATTTAACTCACCCTATTTTCACAAAAGCTAATCCTGAACAGACTAGAATTGATGCCGACAGATGGCCTGTAGATTTAACTGGGAAGCCCCCATCTCAAAACGACCCCGATTTGACATGGATTGGTCGTGTGTTGGTTCGTCCTATTATTTCTGGAAAACTAACCAAAAAAGATCAACTCAAATGGGCATACCCGTTAGAAAATAACTTTGGAGAATATCCTCTCATTAACGAGAAGGTAATGTTATATGAGTCAGACAACCGTTTATATTATAGTAGAACGTTAAATTTTAGAAACTTACCGAATAACAATCTCGACTTTACAATCGAAGATGCTACGTCGGGTGCAGGAAACACCGAACTATTTAGCACATCTCCTTACACTGGGCGCATTCTATCTCAAACAAACTGGAAGGGAGATGATGGAAGAATTGGGTATGCGGGAAAGTATTTCTATGCCAATCCTAAAATCCGTCAAGTACATCGGTTTGAAGGAGACACCGTGTTGGAAAGCCGTCATGGGTCCGAAGTTATTATAAAGGCTTTTGATAAGAATCGTGCAAATGACGTGGGGTATTATCCAGATTACTCCAACAGCGGGAATCCAATGCTAATTCTCCGAAATCGTCAACGTCAGTTATTGAAGGTTGGTCAAACTCTTTCATTAACTAACAGTCCTAATCCAGCAACCGTTACTGGAACCATCGAAGAAAAAAATGTGGGTGGATATTTGGATGAAAATATAAATCATGACGGGTCATCGGTTTATATGACGAGTGGGCAAACTATTAGTGAATGGGTAACAACATGTTATAAAAAAATGTTTGGTGTGGGTGAAGAGGTTGATGCATTTAACGGTACTACCAATTTTACATATCCCGTTTTAAATGGCGATCAGATTGTTATACAATCCGATAGGTTGATATTATCGGCACGTTATGGAGAATTATTTCAATATTCTAAAAAGAGACATGGTATAGTTACTGATAGTGAATTTACGGTAGATGCCCACGATCAAATTGTAATGACAACTCACGTCAAAACCGTTTTTAACTCACCTCTTATTTTCCTCGGAGAATATGACCAGAGTGGAGAACCGGCATTGTTAGGTCAAACAACTGTTAATTGGTTATATGAACTTTGTGAATGGTTACTTGCTCATACACATTGGTATCATCATGTACATCCAGATGCAGTAACTAAAGATGGCGAAGGAGTTGATACAAAGCAGCCTGAGCCTTTGCAGACTCAAGCTCCAGTTCAAGTGTTAAAGTTGATGGCATTGCGGGATAATTTACAAACAATTATGAGCCGTAGAGTATTTATAACTGGTGGAGGTTATGCTCCCGGTCAAAATGGAGCAACTATATAAACATATGGCGGACACAGATTTATCTTCTTTTGGATTAACTAGTTCAGACAATGCGGTTTATGATCCAAACGCTCAACATCCATCATTGGAAAGTACCGAGGGTGTTTCCACCCCAAACCCAAATTATAACCCCCCAAAATTGCCAGTTACTCCATCGACAGTAAATATAACTACTGGGAATGGAGTTCCAGGTGGGTTTGATTGTTCCAGCATAAAATCTCCAACGTCCGCCACAACGAATGCGTCATTGGCTATTTCGGCAATAATGGCTGAAGCATCCGCAGTTACCGCTGTAATTTCAGCAATCAAGGCGGGGTTAATTCCATCAGTTCCTGGAATAATGGGGGCATCCAGTAAATTAGCGGCACTGCAAACAAAAGCAGCCAACAAACTGAACGCAGCCAAATCAGCGCCGGACTTCTCGAAAAGTTATATATTACCCTCTCCACCTACAATACCGGCTGTTCCAAATTTTGCAAGTGCAGGAATACCCACACTACCTAAACTCCCATCGGTGAGTTTGTAGTCGTCGTGAATGGACCCGAATAAATAATAACCAGCTATTTATACACATACATATGAAAAAGTCAGAACTCACACAACTCACACAGATAATTGAAGTTCTCGTAACTCGGGAAGTTCGCAAACAACTCCCTAAACTCATTGGAGAGGTATTTTCCAACATGACCGGGAAGGCAATGGTCACGGAAAATGTCCATAAGGAAGTTGCACATCCATCAACAACCGTCGATCATCACGAATTTAAGTCATCTCTGAAAGACCTTTTTACTGGGGCAATACCCATAACAAGGGCAGAATTAGAAGAGGGGGTTCGTTCATCCCCTCCAAAGGTAATGAAAACCTATACTAAAGACCCAATTCTTAATAAAATTTTGAATGAAACCACTCCAAGAGCAAGTGAAGGACCGGGAGCAATGGCAGCATTAGCTGGAGGATTTAGTCCGTCGGGTCCAATTGATATGGGGCAAATAGTTCAACCAACGTCAAATGCTACAATGTTATCGGAAGGTCATGCTCCGTTATCGAATATACCAGATGGAGTTTCGGTGTTGGATGTAGCCAAGATGGGTGGAGGTGTTATTGCCGCCCCAGTTGTGGAAGCATTGACCAATTATGATCGAATGAAGAAGATTTTGGATGCATCGAAAGGTAAGAGATACTAAATGTCCCTTATAAAAAATACTCCAATCGGTATTACGTTTCCCATCCGAGATGGGCGTGATGGGTATTTTGAGCAGTCAACGGATAGTTTCACGGCTTACCGGATGAATATCATCAATTTGCTTAGAACTAACCAAGGAGAACGAAGGTTGAATCCAACGTTTGGTTCTAGATTGGGAACTTTGGTATTCGATCCGAATGATGATTTTCTACTGAAGAAGATTGAAAACATAATTCAGCAAGATATATCCGAATGGATTCCTGGCATCACAGTGACAAATGTAGCGGTCGAGGGAAACCAAAATACAAATACTGATAATTATACATTGCAAATTTCCGTCACATATGTCATAAACGCAATCAATGCGGCGGATGTAGTGGGGATTAACCTCAATGTGAACAAAGTTTAAATATGGCAACTACAACACCAAAGTCTTTTCAGCCTAATAGCAAAGACATTCGATATATTAACCGGGATTTCTCTCAACTAAGGGAGGCGTTAATCAATTTCGCAAAGGTTTATTATCCGAATACATATAAAGACTTTTCCCCTGCCGCCCCCGGCATGATGTTCATTGAACAAGCTGCTTATGTTGGTGATGTACTCAGTTATTATACGGATTATATTTTCGGGGAAACAACCATACAAAATGCCACCGAAAGAAAAAATATCATAGGGCTTGCAAGTTACTTGGGATATAAAGCTCAAGCAACGACCGCTGCTAATGGAGTTGTTAACCTCCAACAACTTTGTCCCGCTGCTACTGATGGAGCAGGATCATATTATCCTGACCCAAATTACATGCTAACAGTAAGTCAAAATACTCAATTTTCCAACCAAAATGGAGCATATTACATATTGACTTCGGATATTAACTTCAACGTTAGCACATCATTATCTCCGAGAACCGACCAAGTGTATTCTAGAAACTCAGATGGAACTCCACAGTTTTTCTTGATGACAAAGGAAGGACCAATTAGTTCTGGACAAATATTGACTATAAACGTTACGGTTGGAACACCGACAGCATATTTTCAAATTCCACTTACGGAAACCAATGTTATTGACATTGTTGACATTGTTGATTCTGACAATAACGAGTGGTATGAGGTGGAGTATTTAGCTCAGGGTATGGTTCCTACTGCCGTTCCAAATGATGCCGAATACGAAGGATCACTTGCACAATATCAAGATTCCGTCCCGTACATTTTGACATATCTCAAAACATCTCGCAAGTTTATAAAAAGCGTGGATGAGAACAATTTGACGACTATTACATTTGGTGCGGGAATAAACGGAGTAGATGATGAATTGGTGACATTTGATTCCAATTTACTTGGGGTAGGACTTCAAAACATAAATACTGTAAATGTCCCATTGGACCCAAGCACATTCTTAAATAATGAAAACTATGGCATAGCACCACAAAACACCACCCTCACGGTAACTTACACGATTGGTGGAGGATTGCTATCCAACTGTCAATCGGGAGAAATAACGAACATAGTAGCACCGATATTCAATAACCCAACGGAAGGTCTGTTACCATCACAAATGGCGTTGCTTCAAACCGTTCAAAATTCTCTTGCGGTATATAACCCATCACCATGTAATGGTGGTAAAGATGCAGAGACCGACGACGAATTGAGATTAAATGCAATGGCAACGTTTGCCGCACAGAATCGTGCCGTTACTCAGAATGATTATTTGACACGTCTATATTCAATGCCCTCGCAGTTTGGTTCTATTGCTAAAGCACAGATTGTTGCCAATACCAGTTTACAAGTTGGTATCAATAAGATTTTGATTGGAAACATTGACCAAAATAATGTAGCTCAAGTTACTGATAACAGTAATAGTAGTTACTTGCGTAGCATTGCATATGACAATACAAACCCCTTTGCACTCAATGTTTATATTCTAAGTTATGACGCAAATAAGAATTTAACACCATCCAACCAAGCATTAATAACAAATTTAATTACCTATCTAAAACAATACAGAATTATTACTGATGGGGTAAACCTAATTGATGGATATGTTATAAATATAGGAGTTAATTTTACAATCACCGCTTACAAAGGCTACAATAAGAAAGATGTGTTGAGCAACTGTATATCGACCGTTCAAGATTTTTTCAGCATTGACAAATGGAGTTTTTCTCAACCCATTAACTTGAGCCAATTGAATTTGGAAATAGCCAAGATTGAAGGAGTGCAATCTGTGCCTGTTGTTCAGATTACAAACCTAACAACTATGGATGGAACTTATTCAGGAGTTCAATATGACATTTCAGCAGCAACTAAGAATAATATAGTATATCCATCGATCGATCCTAGCGTGTTTGAGGTTCGTTTTCCGAATAGTGATATTAGAGGAAGTTGCTTATAATAAATAATTTATGGAATATAAAAAACAATGTCCAACTTGTGGGAAAGAGATTGTGTTCTCTTGTAAACAATCATTACGATTATCCATAAAAAATAATCGTGATTGTAAACAGTGGTCTGCATTAAAACGTGCTCCGAAATCAGAAGAAACTAAATGTAAAATTTCACAGACCTTAATTGGAAGAACAATACCACGAGATATAGTTGAAAAAATAAGAACTACGCTCAAGGTTAAATTTAATACTCCCGAATATAAAAATAAGTTCAAGATACAAAATGGGGGAGAAAATAATCCCAATTTTGGAAATCATCATGATGAGAAAATAAGAAACAAGATTTCTATTCAAACGAAAATAGCAATAAGTTCGGAGGATGTAAGAAATCGTCACTTAGAGTCGCATAGAACAGAAGAATATAGAAATAAAATTTCTCAACTTAATCTTGGGCGAAAGCATTCATGTAATAGTCGAATGAAAATGAAAGGTCCAAGACCAAGTTTACAAGGCGAAAACAATCCGAATTTTGGAAAACACAGAAAGCATTCGGATGAAGATAGAAGAAAAATGAGAATAGCTTTCGTGACTCGTCTCGACGAAATGTTTCGAGATGGGTGTGATATAACATATCCAAATTATAATCCGAACGCCTGTAAAATAATTACAGAATATGGGAGGCAAAATGGATATAAATTCCAACACGCTCTCAAGGGTGGAGAATATCATATCAAAGATTTGGGATATTGGGTAGATGGATATGATAAAGAAAAGAATGTGGTTATAGAAATTGATGAGCATCATCACAATAAGCCAAGTCAAAGAGAAAAAGACATTCGTCGTCAAAAGGAAATAGAGAAACATCTTGGTTGCAAGTTTATACGTCTGCCTTTCGTTAAACCTTGACTATTTATATCTGATATGATTAAGTTGAAAGAATTAATAATGGAGACCAAACGAAAACAGTATGGATGTGTTATGGCGTGTATTGATGGAGGCATTAAATCCGAAATTCTAAAATTTAATAAATCCATTATTGAAAATGAAATCATTTATGATAACAAAGAAAAAGAATTTGGACGGGAGACCGACCCTCACATCACCATTAAATTTGGGTTGACTAAAAATTATACCCGAAAAGATATGGAAACTTTTTTGAAAGATGTATCGCCGTTTACTATAAATATTGATGGCGTAAGTGTATTTGAAAATGATGATTTTGACGTTGTTAAAATGGATGTGTCTGGAGATGAACTGAAGAAATTAAATAAGAAATTTAGTAAATTGCCAAATGAAGATGAACATCCAGATTATCATCCACATTGTACTTTAGCATATGTAACTCATGGTGAAGGAGATAAATTTAACGGCAAATCAAAGAAATTTTTAAATATAGAAATTAGTCGAATAGTATATTCTTGTTCCGATGGAAAGAGTTATTATAACTTAAAATATTCCTATCCAAAATCTTAAAATGGCATTGACTATTTATATCTGATATGATTAGGATGAAGACATTATTGTTGGAGACTATGGTGAAATTGACTCATGAAGATGCTCAAGAAGTGATGCATAAAATTGGAGTGTTAGCTGATAATACAGATTTACAAGAGGACTATGGTGTTACATCAGAACAAGCGAAGGCATTGGTACACAGCATTCCTCAGAATGGGGGAGAATGGCTCATTCCAGATTGGGGAATAAATGCTGTTAGAGGTGAAATAGAAGACCATATACAGGTGCTTAGAGATATAGCTATGGATGCATACAATAGCAATGAAAAAGGACAATTTTTGAGAATAAGTAAACAAGCCAAACGATTAACTGCCTTATTTGAGTTATAAATATATGAAGGAAATAAATTCCAATGAAGAATTGAAGTGGAAACGAGATTGTCCGTCTTGTGGAGAGGAACTTATTTATGGAATATTAAGAGAGAAGGATATTCGTCGTCAGAATGAAATAGAACAATATCTTAAATGTAAGTTTATAAGAATTCCCATCAAATACAAGGTATAATATGCATCATCAGATTTTTCCGGTCACAGATACTTACATAACCGACCGTCCAAATGATTTGGATACGAAGAACTTTGGTGTGACGGAAATCCTCCAAGTTGGAACTCAGAACAAACTAATAGGATATATCAGTCCCACCACGGATTATCTCTACTCCAACATTATATTTGACAGCATTGGGGTTCAATACTTTAACGGCACATTTACGGGGTCTATATTAGGAACGACTGGTAGTTCATATGCATATCTCGTTGGATCGGGAAGTATTACATCGGCATCTTATTTCAGTGGTTCAGATATAGGTGGGGTAATAAATGGGATTTTTTCGGGATCATTTGAGGTTGATTTTTATGTTGGAAGTATAGCCAGCGGTTCATATGTTTGTTTTTATGGAACGGCATCTGGAACTGATACTCGTCAGCAAAGAAGCAGCCAATATAGCACCCAATCGTTCGCCGACCACGCTCTATTACAATTTGATATTACTGCTATTTCCCAGTCCATTTCTTCGGGAGATATAGTGAATGCGTCATTTTTCCTAAAAGTCAAGATTTGTAACGAATTTGAGATTCCAATGGCATATTCCATTTATGCTGCCCCACTCAGCGAAAGTTGGGTCGGTGGAGTCGGCTATACATCCGATGGTGGAGATTCCAATGGAGCAAGTTGGGTCTATAGAGATTTTGATGGAGGAACAGCATGGGTCACTGCGGGAGGAACTGTAATACCCACATATTGTACGCAAAGTTTTCAATATCAATCGGCTGATCTCGATATGGATGTTACTCCCATTGTAAATCAATGGTTCGCAGGACTTCCAAACAATGGATTTATTATTCAGTCTTCCGATGAACTTTTCCCAACTGGATCAGGATTCATTCTTAAATATTTTAGCAAAGAAACAAACACGGTATATTCTCCCGTGCTCGATGTAGGATGGGACGATTCCTCGTTTATTACGGGCAGTTTCTTTACAGCCAGTGCTCAAGTATTATCCATTACAGCGTCATCTATGACAGTAAATGGTAGTGGATCGTGGTTAAATGCCGTTGGAGGAGTTCATGGAAACTTTTCGGCTTCAACAGCTATAACCATAGGAACTAACTACATTACATCAAGTGGAAACATGACTATATTCGTAAATGAATTGGTGCAACAATTCACCGGAAGTTTGACTGGTTCATTCTATGGAATTGCAGATGTCATTTATGGAACTTTGTCAGGAAGTGGGACGTTCTACACTGATTATTACTCGGGGTCCGTTAACGGATTTCCAATAGTGTCTTCGGGAAGTATAAGTAGTGGATTGATTGATGTGTTCATTAGTGGAACAGTAATAATGCCTACGAGTTCTATTACTTTATTCACAGGATATTTGTTATCCAATGCCATATCTTTAAATGGAACGGGGTCTGGTCAATATTATGATTCTGCCTCGGTCGCATTTAGTGGGTTCATATTTGGACAGGGAATATCGGGAAATATTTCAGGAGTTCCCATATTTGGACCGGCATTTGGTGTAATGAGTGTTACAACTACCGTTGTAACGTTGCCAACAGAATGGAAATATTCATATCCGACATCTCCCAATGAGGCTCCATACGGAGATATGATACGTCAGATTTTCAACTGTTCTGATTGTGGTGATGGTGGATGGGCTAACCGTCCAAACCCTTGGAATGCCTCCCCACCATTGAACAGTCAATTTTGCAATCCAACGCCATATGCATTTGATAGTTTATACTATGTATGGTCAGGCGATGATGTTGGATGGACTATGACCCTTCCACAGGCATCATCATCGGTCATAACGTCATCTTGCGGGAAATATCATACCGTTCAAAAAATGGATGGAACGTTTAGTGATGGAGTTTTCAGTGGAAGTTCATTCTTTGCCTTTTATGAGAACTATAAAATATCATTCGGAATGTTAACTGGGTCGTGGAATCCATCTGCATTGAATGGGGAAACGCTTGTCGTTACCTTACCTCCATTGTTTTTCCCATATTATACCGCAGTTCTTGAAGGTCCGTATGCTTATGGACCAATCATGGGTATTTATACTACGTCTGGCTCTTATAGCGCAAGTTTTTATGGTCAGTTCACCGACGGAATGTTGTTGGGGGCAATGGCGGACTTTCAACTGTCGGGAAGTGCCGTTACTTCAAGTTATGCTTATACGAGCAGCGTAAATTTGTCAGCCAGTTATTTGTTGCCACTCGACGTAGAACAACAGTTCAGCATAAATCTGACCAATTTGCAGTCAGAATATAAGGCAGGAGATATTATCAAACTCAATGTATTTGGAAGAAAAAAATATCCTCAGAAGTTTTTCGATCATACTAATCAACAAACTCAATATCTTATTCCTGAGTTTTTGCCTTCATCGTCATATTATGCGTTAAAAGACAATCAGACTGGAGAAATTGTAGTTAATTTCGATAGTTATACCCGTATAAGCTGCGACTACCCATATGGAAACTATTTCCTAGTGGATACGACGGGCATACCACAAGAGAGATACTATAAAGTATTGGTTCGTGTGGAAGACGGGTCAATAATGGACACGATTGACACAGGAAAAATATTTAAGATAACGAGATAAGATATGGCTGATTTTTCGATGGACATAGACCAATTTCAGAAGGATGGAACTTATACATATGAGTTTGATGATGCTGGAAACTTGTATTTTAACAGTGCCTCCACTGACTTTTCACAGGTCTATTTATCATTACCATTGACCAACGTATCTTATAACAGTGCGAGAATAGAAAAGTTTTACAATCCAACGTTTCTTGAGTTTATTCCAACAACGATTGTTACATCTTCGGCACCAAGCACAGAGGATTTACAGGCTCAGTTGGGAGTCGTCCAACAAGAAAATATAACATTAAAGTCACAACTTGATAATGTTATTGCTGAAAATGAAACCACAAGCAATTCGTCAGATTCACAGGTTGTAAAACAAATAATTTTGGAATTAAGAATAGCCTTGGGGCAAGGTCGAGTAGCAGCAAATTTCTCGGATACATTTCCGTATGCGCCGTTAACGGCACAATCATAATATGGATTACATATCATATCAGTCAATCTCCGAAAACTCACAAAGTTTGAATACGGGTTCTTATTTGAATCCTACGGAATATGCTATGTTTGTAAATGGGTTCGTTCCAGATTTATGGTATGGACTGTCGGCTAAAGATGTGGTTGAAATTGGACTTTGGGATAGAACTGAAAATCAACTTGGATGGGATATATTATATCAATCGAAGAGTTATGATGCTGTAACTGTATCCTATTTGGATTCTAAAAATAATTCCGTCACATACTCTTATAAAGAGCTTATTCCAGATTTCATTCTGAATAAAACGAACAATCTATTGGTTGATCCAACAAATAATATTTCATCGTCCTTTTCCATTTTTAGCGGAAGCTTCAATCTGACATATAATTTGACCCGAGAAATGGCAGGTTCTCCTACTATTCCATTGGTCATTACAGACATAGCCCCATCAAGGACTGAAGTAAAATTACTTCCGTTATCAGCATCAGACGATTCTTACACTGCATTTTGTCAGCATCAAGTTTTGATACAAGATGCGTCCCCACTGTATATCAGTTCGCTTACATCATGTCCTTACGGTAAGATTTTAAGCGTAGTAACTCCTCTCTATACCAATCAAATTTCTACAATCCGAAACTTATTTTTCATTTCATCTGAGGGTGGAATAGAACTATTTTTCCGTAACATTTATGAAGACTTGCTCATGTATTCTTCGAATACATTCGGGGTTCAGAACTTTATCCGAATTCAAGGAATCAAGACGTATTTCACAAACTATCTTCTGTCTAATGGAGATACTATAGTTAATTTCAGTGATATTGATTCTAATTTCGGAGCATTGGTTTCGGCTTCAATCGAACGAAAGTTTGTGTCGGTAGGAAAAAATCCTCCGCAAGAATATGTCAATGCCAAAGAGTTTGTATATGATTTCTTCACTAAGTATTTTTATACTCCAATATCCAATACGCTTCAGACCACATATAATGACAAATATTTTGGATATTTTAAGAACGCTCTGAATGTTGGAAACAACCGCTTGCTTCCAATATTAAGTATAGGAATGATGGATGAGAGAACCAGTCCATATGATCCTCTGACGTTGCTTATCAAACTTAAAGACGGGTTACCTTCCGATCTTACGATGCAGACTCAATGCTGGGTCTCGAATATTTCGTTGGTTCCTCAGATTGTTAGTTCTATTTTGGTTAGTAATACATCGATCGGAGTATATCAAATTGGTCCTCCAAACTTTTCTATACCAATCCCACACGCAAGTTTGACTAATACTAATACGTCTTACACTGCGAATGATTTGACGCAGACAGACGAGGCAGAACGTCAAATTACTGTTGGCCAGAACATACAAAAATTGTCGGTAGATTATACCGATTTCAGTAACTTCGTTCTATTTTCATCTGCTGAAATGCGTTTGAAAGTATTCAAAAATAAAGCCATAAATCTGTGTGTATTAAGTGCATCGTTAGGATCATTGAACACAATTGCTAATACGTTTCTCGTAGCAAGTGGAAGTGTCTATCCATATTATACTCAAGAATATACGACCATCCAAACTCAGATGGATAATATCATAAACACGTTTGATGGTTATGAGTCATATCTTTATAACAATGGAAGTTATGCCTTCCAAAATGGAGAATTTGTAAGTTCCAGTTATGTAGCGAGTCAAGATGTGATCGCTACTCAATATGATACTGACAATCGTGATAGTTTGGTAAATACTTGTCCCGAACACGTTCTAACTAATCCCGATAATGATGATTATATAATATTCCTTTCGATGATTGGTCACTTTTTCGATAACATTTACATTTACATTGCTAACATGCCTTCGGAAAAGAAGTTGGGAAATGATACGACTTCTGTGTTTTCTCGACAAGTGGTTGACTACATGCTAGAAACTTTCGGGTGGGATATTGGAAATTCTCTTGAGCAAACCGATTTACTCAACAATTTCTTGACTTCCAACCAAATTGCCGGATTAAACAGTATGTCGGCGGAAGACCGATTGAAAACGATTCGTAATCGCATCCTACAAAATCTTCCGGCCATTTACAAGGCAAAAGGAACGGACGAAGCAGTTCAACTCATTTTAGGGTGTTATGGTATTCCATCGGCTCTTCTTAGCGTTCGAGAATATGGTGGAGTAAACTACAACGACCCATCGGCAGCTTATACGCTCTATGAGCGTGTTTATATGCGTCAGTGGGATACTTCGTCTCGATATGACTCTTACGACCTGCAAGTTCCCACAGGATCACATACGTATTTGTTCAAAATACACCTTGACGACTCTACTCCATACACGTATGGAAATGAGCAGATTTTGTTTGGGAGAGTTCAAGATTCGAATAACACGTCTGTTAGTGGTTCGGGCGAGTGGTCAACTGGATTTGTTCGCATTCCTAAAAAGAATACTGGGCAAATATTCTTCAGAATTGGATATAAAGGTCAAGAAGAGTTTAAGTTATACAGTCCTGAATTTCCTCTGTTTGATGGAAACATTTATAGTATAATGATTCGTCGGAATTATCCCGATGCGAATTTTGATATTTCAACCAACCCAGATGTAGTACCGGCTCTTTACGATTTGTATGTAAAAAGAAATCAATTTGGAAATCAAGTTGTAGCTCTGTCATCCAGTGCAGTTTGCTATGATGTTGGAACCAATTCTCGATTTAGTCAAGGTGGATTGATTAAAATTGGAGGATGGTTCTCTGATTATAATGGTCAAGGATTTACTGGAGCATTCGATAAGTTTCAAGCTTGGTTAAACCCAATTTCCAATGATGACCTTGAAAACTATGCAAACAATTTTAATGCATATACTTCTCAAGTAAGTGGGGCACTTTCCTATAAATCATTGTTTTTCCGTATGCATACAGATTATCCATTCAATCAAAATGTGAATGGAATATGGAGAAATGGAAACCCATATTTTGCTGTATCTTCATCGGTAAAACTGAATACTCTGTATGGAGAGCCAAACTGCAATGTTGATTATATCGTAGGAACCTTGCCTTGGTCTGGTTCGACCGAGATGGTAGAAGGACCATGTGGTCTTGTATCCCAATCAGTTTATCCGTGGCAATGGAAGGTGTTTGATTATCCTAGCACATGGGGAATGTCTCAATACGGACCCAATAAGTTTCGAAATGAGAAGACGAAATATGTCTCTCAATCGTTGCAAGTTCGCCTAGACAACTTAAACCGTTCAACCTATGTGGATACGAGTGGAATAGCACCTGATTCCAATCAAGTTGGATTCTTTGCTGACCCACAAGATTTCAAAAATCGTGATATTGTTCGTTACTTTGGTAATTACAACTTCATGGATGCTATTGGAGACCCCGAGCTTCAGTTCTCTCAAAGTTATGACCCACTGCGTCTATTCCGAAAAGAGTTTGCTGAGGATCAAAATCAATTTAGCGGAAGCCGAACACTGTTCAATGAACTTCTCACTACTTACAAGTTATATTTTAATCGTTCGGTATTTGATAGCATTAAGAATGTGGTTCCTGCGAGAACAAACGCCCTAGTGGGGATTGTTATAGAACCTACTATTTTGGAGAGACCGAAATATCAATCGAAACCAATGGAAGTTAAGGCGAGGTATGCATTCGAAGTGCCAATTGGACGATTAATGCGAATGACTGCTTCGTTGGCTCCGTCTCATTCAATGAACTTGGATGTTAAATATGTTTCATACCCTAACAAAGATTATCCCGTCAATTATGGTGGAAACTATATTGGAGATTTGACCGACCGTATTGAGTTCGGGCATTTCGCTGCTGGAGTTCCACCTCGATACATTGATTTTTCTGCAAGTTTAGTTGCGGGGGTTGCACCATTGATTGTTTATTTCACTAACCTTTCATATGGAGCAAGCACGTATGTTTGGGATTTTGGAGATGGTGTAACTGATTCAAATCCACAAGAGAACATAGTGAATGGTAATTATCCCGTTACACATTCATATTTGTTACCCGGCGTTTACACTGTTACATTAAATGGATACTACGGTAGTTACGGATTGCACACTACCAAAATAGGATATATAACAGTTGGTTCCTATCCATTTAATGCTGATTTTGCCGCAAGTCAAAATATTGGATTAGCACCATTGTCGGTAACATTTACTAATAATACCACCCCGGGTGCAGCTAACTATTATTGGGATTTCGGGTCTGGATCAGCAACTAGTACTGCTTATTCCCCAACTCAAGTATATACAAATCCCGGCGTTTATAACGTGACATTGGCATCATCCACATCATCCATATCAACCGGCGTATTCGCTTCTCAACATGTTAGCACGAGTTATATCACAGTATTGTATCCGACCAATAATTGCAATGGACCATATTTCAATGCTGTTGCTGGAGGAATATACGGACACTATTCAGTATCACAATCATATATGGTTTCCCTTGGGTCACTTGAAACTCCCGTTACTGTTAGTTATAATGCAGGAGCAAGTGCATCTCGATATGTTGTCACCATAAACGGAGTGCAAGAATATGATAGCTTATGGGTATCTACTGCTGGAACAAGTTCGGCTATTATTAATTCCATCAATTCGGCACTGATTTCATATGGAGCAGTGACCGCATCATTCCTATCAGCATCGTCGGCGAATGTGGTGACTGCATTTAATAATTCTCTATTCTACTTCAACAAAGATCAGAGTGGAAGCATAACTCAAGTAACAGTGTATAATCCATTTAACACGACTTCTAGCTTTACAATGAGTTGCCCTACAGCTATAGCTCTTGCAACTGGATCGGCTCCACCATTATTCACTTATAACTCGGAAACGGCAGTATCTATAGTTTCAGATGCTGGTGGAAATCCATATCCAACATCATTCTTCATTCAGTTTACAAATGTGGACGATGATATGGCATTGGCTTGGTCGGCTAATAGTCCTATTCGTATTGTATTATGGTATAATGGAGTTGCACAAAATCCAGTGCTTTCTCTAGGAAATCCGAATTTCAATTACAACGGAAGCTTATTTGGTGACACTGGTTACATTGGTGATCCAAGTCAACAGGGAGTATTGAATAATGCCCTAATTGCTCAAGGTGGTGGGGCGGCTATTATTACTCCATTTACACCGTTGAATGGAGTATCAAGTGGAATATTCCTAAATAGCTTCTTTGAAAAACAATCATGGGGGGCTGGATCGAACGAGCTGGCGGTTCAAGTTTATGCTCCAATTCCTAACACCAAGTTTACCATAACAGTGGGGAACCCATACTAATATGAATCTAGACGGACAAGTATATTTTGACATGTTCCGAACATCTCATCCAACGATTGGGAACTCAGTATTTATGCTCAAACGATGGACTAAGAATACCATTTATGCATTAAGCGGTTCTTACAAACATCATCAAAGTCAATCTTGGCACAGTGTATCCGACCCAAGATTTAACATGTATTCTACTAATTCCATATATTTGTATGATTATGTGTTGGTAAACGATGCATTTTTTGATGCTGCGGTTTATACCTCCTCCAGTGTTGATTCAACCCCCGCTGGAATTGCAAGTTACGCTGGAACTATAAACGGTACAGCATCATTTTCTCATAGTGCAAATACATGGAAAAATAGTCCAAATGCAACAACTAACAACTATTTGTTAAGGTATAATCCTCTTGCAAGTTCGTTTAGAAAATTCCCCGTGTATGGGCTTGACCCCGGATATGCCGCAACGGCATCATATCAAGCGTTAATGGCGACTCCTATTTATACTGATAATGGGACGTATTTCGAAATAGTCAGTGGATACCCGAGGAATCACCACACCCATAAAAGAAACATGTTTGCGGCAGAACGATTCACAAGCTATGGATTGACTGGAGATTTATTTATAGGAACTACGATTACATCTGCATCTTACAGAACGGGATTTCAGACGGCGGCGACAACCATTAATTCAGGAGGATTAAGCGACGGAACTGATCCAGTTCAATCGTTCCAAGTAACGAATATTAATTTCATACAATCGAACAACGTAATTTACCAATAAAAAGCATCAACTCACTTATACTTATAGATTAGAACCCGATTTATAAAAATATGGCATATATTGACAACCAGAGCATCACTGTTGATGCAATTTTGACCCAAAAGGGTCGCCAACTGTTGGCACAAAATGGCAACTTGAACATTACATCATTTGCGCTTGCCGATGACGAAATTGACTACACGCTGTATCAGCCAAACCACCCGCAAGGAAGTGCTTTCTATGACATTGCTCTTCGCAATACACCAGTATTTGAACCACTGACTGATGAAACACAAGTGATGAAATATAAGTTGGTTACCCTCAATCAGGGTGTCACGTCCATTCCAGTCATCACTATTTCTCAAGACAAGATTTTGGTTACTTCTACATATACGGGAGATATTATAATAAATCCTTCCACTAACCCAACATACAATTTACAATTGGGATATACAGCAATTCTTGGAAACAAAAACGTGGGATTGTTGATTGTTCAACAAACTAATGCGGTTAACTCTGTTTCCAATACGGTTCCAACATTTGCAGGAAACATTAACATCGCCAGTGCTCAAGTTGTTGTTGGTAATAGTTTCCGATTTGTCCCAAACAGTGGATTGACCCAGACCACCACGACCAATTTAACCATCATTGGCAATGAGTCGGGAGGAAGCACTTCAATTGAAGTTACTGTTACAGTTCCCACGACTACTACCTCCTAAAAAAGATTATGATATTCAATACATTTGACCCCAATCAGGATGTTGTAACGGGACGTGTTACCCAAGTTGCCAGTGGTTATTGGCCCGATGGCTCTCCTAACTGGGGGCAAGGAAATTTCTTGTCAGATTTTTGGAGAAATACGGGGTCGTCAGCATCTCCATCATACGGAACGTCTTATTATGACGTTCTATACACAATGTATTATTTGAATGTGTTTCCAGACATTGGGACATATACAAATTACGATCCATATTTTTCCATTACTTATGGAAACTTTTATGGGGAGTTCGGAAGTGGTTCATTTGCAATAGAATCGTCGAGTATTATGGCATCTCCTACAAAGGCTATTTACAGTCAATATAAAAATGTTTTACTTGCAGATTCTAATGTTAGTGCTACTTCCAATGGAATGTTTTCCATGATTAGCGCAAGCACCACCGTCAATGCGACAGATATTTGGGCTATAAACTTTTCGGCTTATAAAATGAAAGACCATGTTGATGAGGGTCTTCTTCAACTTAACTTCAGTGGTTCAAATGGGTTGTTTTCATTCATTGATGACTCGATCTATACATCCAATAATCAATCCGTATATCAAATAGTTCCCGGAACTATTGATGCTCCCAATGCCTCTCCGACGTATGCTGGTATTGGATTGTTTTATCCACAATCAGGAATTGTTATTCTCAATGCCGCAGTTCTTGCTAACATCCTCGGAATCACCATCACCACTGGAACAGGACCGGGAACGGGCGGACCATTGCCCGATGGATCGTGGCCATATAACTCATCATCTCTAGCAACCAATTACACCTACAATCACATGACTCTGTTTGAGTCAATGAACAGTTGTGTTGGACTTGACATGAACGTTCGCAAATCAGAGTATGTTCCTTCTCAACATTACTTCGTGCGTGTAATGAATCGTGATTTTAACTACAGCAACAACCCAACGTATGTATGGGATGGAACAGATGGAATTCATCCACAAGGGTTAATATACAACTCGGATTTTATTACTGACCCCAAGACATATATTACGAGTGTTGGACTGTATGATGACAACAATAACCTTGTTGCCATTGCGAAGTTGAGCCGTCCAGCAGTCAAATCATTTGACCAAGAATTGCTCATAAAAGTCCGTCTTGATTTTTGACCATAAGTCATTAATAAAATAGAGTTTTGACTATGTGGATCAATAGTTCTTAAATGCGTTATTTGAGTATATTTATTATCATGATTAAACTCCTCGACCTTCTTGTAGAATATCATGATACTAATATTTGGTATCATGGGTCTGCGTCAGGAGATTTGCGTGGAGGTAAAACAGGTCTTCATTTAGGAACTGCTTTGGCGGCTAAACAAGCATTGGAAGCAACAATTGGGATACCCATCGAAGGATACTGGGATGGAACTCGTGAATATGGAAAAACTTTACTTTGTGGTAAAAATACGTTAAAACATAGAGGAATTTTTCCAACGGGGATTAATTGTGATGTTACGGAGGAAGATTTCTATGTTACGCCAGAAATCATTCGCCGACGGTCATCCTTTATAACATCATCAATGAAACCCTCTATAAAAAAGTATAAGATAGTTTGTAGAATGACAAATACTCCGGAAAATCCATATCCCGACTTTAAAGCCAACGGATATATGGGCGGGTTACTGAAACGAGGAATAGCGAAAAATGGATTTTATTACAAAAACGAGTCCGAAGATTATGGGAGTATATCCGCTGTAGTTCCAAATGGAACTTGCGTGAAAGAGGTATGATAAAGCAAATCAATCCTCAGAATATTCTGATTTCGCCGTTTATTGCGGCTAAATCTCGTGCTTTATCCAACACAGCAAATTCTGATATAGTCATCCTTGAACAAGATACCACTGAAACGATTGGTATTGCGCTCGAATATATTGATTATAATTTTGGAACTCCCCTACTTAATCGTGACTGTAATATAGCTCTTGAGCAACAAAGCAATGATCTCGCAATGTATCAAGAAGGTGTTTCGGGATCGGGAACATTCAATAGTCAATCAGCAGTTTTAAATGGAGATGGGACCTATAAAGTTCTTGTTTACAACACAGTAAAGAATCTATTCTATAATACCTATAATAATCCTACTGAGATTTTAGGTCTTGAACATATTGATTTTCCTCTTAGTAACACCCTCCGAAATCTGTCACAACAGTTTCGAATGTTTTCTATCCCCCAAAGTGTTTTTGGAGATAGAATACAACCTAAAAGTGTTCAGCTTTTCGACGAACTTTTGGATGATAACATCATAATTTTTGACGATGGAAACCAAAACCTGATTGCTGGGTATAATTTATTTTCAAAAGTTCAAGAGGTTCACACATATCCGGCTGGATTTAATCCTCAGATTCTACTACCGGGAGCAGTGAGTCTTTCATGCCCAGTTTACAATCCTGTATATTTCACTCTCAATCCGTCTCCACAGGGAAATTGGACGACTCCGACATATATTTACGAGTCATTACCCGACAAAAATTTCTTTACAGCATCATTTACGGTAAGCGCAAGTGCAGGAAACAATGAGATAACATTCCAATGGTATTCAGGAAGCACTGCATTAGTTGACAATGCTAGAGTAACGGGAAGTTTGGTGGTATCTAGCTCAGTATCGGGTTCGACTTTACAAATTAACGATCTTCAATTTAGTGATTATGGTAATTACTATTGTTCGGCAACAGACAATGCAGGAACTTCCTTCAGTTCAAATGGATTATTGACTGTTTGGGATAATACGGTGTCTCAAAGTATGGTTGATACAATGACGTTGGGAACCTCCGTTCTTTATGGTAGCACTACTACATTGCTACCATATGGGGAAGCAAGTGTTCCAACATTTGGAACAACACTACGTAGTGGTTTGGTAGTTAACAATGTCTTCTATGCTAATGCATACGAAACTGCTTCTGTATCGGTTGGATTTGATAGTGGATTATTGTTTAACGTTCTTGTTCCATCGTATGGAGGACAAGAAACTGCTTCTGTATCGGTTGGATTTGATAGTGGATTATTGTTTAACGTTCTTGTTCCATCGTATGGAGGACAAGAAACTGCCTCAGTATCAGTAGGGTTTGATAGTGGACAACTTACAACACTTGTAGGTCCATATGTGAGTGTTACAGAAACACCGGCAACATTTGCAGTAAGCTTATTGACGGGAAGCGTCTTTTAAAAATATGTATAGGACATAAATATGAACAGCATACAACAACTTTCTCAGACATTTCACGGTTATTATAAAATTGGCGTAGTCAATCCTGCGACCGACGAAGTTGAGTGGAAGTGCTCGGGCAGCAACATTATCCTCAATGCTGGAATGGATAACTTGTATAATATGTCCATTGCCGATCAGACCGATTATGCAATGTGTGGAGTTGGAACCCGGCCCACCAATTTGTTTGGTGGAGCATCTCAGATTTCCCAATCTGGGAACCAAGTCCTTTTATATAACACAGGGGGGCTTATTACCGATTTTACATCATCATACAATGTGTATCCAAACTTGGTTCAAGCAGGAGATATGATTTCTTGTTCCAATGGACAACAACTCATAGTATCAAGTGTTAATAATGGATTCAATCTAACGGTAACTCCTCCTTATACGTTTGGACCACAGACGTTTGCAGTTTATAAAACATCTCAAGTAGGGCTTCAGGCTGAATCCTATCGTGCAGGTCCAGGTATTTCCAATAGTCAATATTTCACAGGACTTAATGGATGTGGAACAACATACAATGGAAACATTGTGGAATTACTTCGAACCTATGATTTTGCCCCGATAGTAACAACTCAAACATTCAATGAAGTTGGGGTAGGATGGGCATCAACTGGAGCAGCCACAGTATTCAGCCGCCTATTGCTCCCATCTCCGGTGACCGTTACGGCTGGATTTAAATTGAGGTTAGCATATACACTCACCACAACATTTGGTCCAAATGGTTCCATTTTTGGAGCAGCATCAATTGGTGGATGGCCATTATTACCATCAACAAACACGAACGGAACTCAATCAGTCCAAGATTTGCTGTGTTCATATATTGATACTAATGGTAATACACAGGCGAGTCTTGCAGTGCTTGATCCATTCTTTATCAATGTTGGAGGAAATTATGCCGCAATATATGCATCAACAAATTCACAATCGCTTGCCCCATTTGGAAGTGCCTATGACCGCACAAGTACAGCAGTCACTGGTCCTCAAATGAGTTTAGCGTCTTATACTAATGGAAGTTATTTTTGTGATAAAACGGGAACTACTACTGCGGGAGCAATTAGTTCTAACACGATATATAGCATTGGATTCGGAGTAATAGCATATGGATATGTTCCCTATTCCTCAACAGGTCAAGCATATACATTTATATTCGCCCAGCCTCAAACATTGACCAATACCCAAACTCTATCTCTGACTTTCAGATACACATGGGGAAGAATATTAGGATAAGATTATGAGTGAACAAAACAACTTAAATTATAACGGTGGAATACAGATAGGATTATCGGGGCGGTATTGCGTTCAAGTAGTTGATTCTACGACCGACGAAATAATGGCAGATTATGGGTGGCACAAAAATCTTATTCTTAACAATGGAATGGATGCAGTCGCATCTGTAGAAATGGGTGCTCTGTCAGAAATCGCAATTTCTGGGACTGGATCACGTCCTAATTATTTTACCAGTAGCACATCCACTATAACTCAGTCAGCAAACTATATTGGATTGGTAAATTCATCCTCAATTACATCATTCAATCAATCGGTAACTACTAATGGAACTAGTTCTTATCCTTATATAGTTCAAGCAGGAGATTTAATCATAGATCAAACTTTGAGTCAATCTGTAGTTATCACAACATCTATTGATGGTAAAACTATTCAGATTAGTGGAAACGGTCAATCATTCTCTACCCCCAGAACGTTTACTATATGGAAAACATCTCAATATGGGTTGCAAGGAGAAAGTCAACGCACTAACAATTATTACCCGGGGTTTGTTAATACAAGTTCTTGGAATTGCGGGTCGGTTCAAAGTGGAAGCACATTGACCATGCGTCGTACTTTTAACTTCTTACCGGAAGTTCAAACTCAATCATATACAGAGGTAGGATGTGGATGGAACACCAATCCTTCTTATGGTGCTTTCAGTCGTGTTTTATTGCCACAAACAGTATCGTTGTCCCCATTCCAACAGTTGCGACTCATTTATGATTTGTCGGTTTCATATGGACCGTTTACCCTAATAACTAGGAGTATAAATATTGCTGGATGGCCTGTCGGTCCTTCTACAAATACTTTGGGAACCGAATCAGTGCAAAATTTCAATGTTTCATCAGTAAACATAGGTGGATACTCTGACGGGTGGGGACAATATGGGTTATATACCTTAGACCCCTCGAACATAAGCCAGTTTAACGTTTTTGCATCTGTATATACGGCATCGTTTTATACTGGGTCTCCCACGTCTGGCTCCGCAAGTAATTTGCCCGGTGATTATACACTTACAAACACACTGGGAACCTATGTTCCTGGGACTTATACCAACACAAAAACTGGATTTTTTACCATCTATCAAGTAACTTCTTCAAACTTAATGAGTATTGGATTTGGAACGTATCTTCTAGATTATAATAATAATGTATTGACATATCCTTGGGATAAATATGGACAAGCAATGGTATTTTCGTTTAATCAGCCACAATCAAAAAACAGTTATCAATCCTTAACTCTAACGTGGAGATGGTATTGGTCACGGATTATTCAATAATTATTTATTATGCCAGTCGTCTTCAACCCACCAACAGGTTCTGCATCAGGATCATTATCAGGTTCTGCATCAGGATCATTATCAGGATCGATATCAAGTTCCTACACCGGTTCCGCTCATTCCGTCCATGTAATAGCACAAAATGTAAACTATGGATATGCAGTCGCAACATATGGTGACTATGTTGTGGTTGGGAATCCTGATTTTTTACCATATGACCAATCGACTGGAAGTTTTCATACGGGGTCGGTTGATGTTTTTCTTTACAACAAATCTACAGATGAACATGATTATGTAGGAAGTATTGTCCAACTTTGGAGAGACGTTGATGTTATAATGACTACGGAAGCCAATAATTCTCCGTCGGCTTTCACACCAATATCAACCGAAAGTTCGTCCCTAACCTCCTATCCTGAGTATGATATTGTTATAGATAAAAATCTATATGAATACTCCATCGAAAATGGATATGGTACTTCCCTTGATATGTATAAAACATATTTAGTAGTGGGAAACCCGTATGATAAAGAAATTACTCAGACTCAAGCGGGTGTATTCGTATCTTCTTCTTGGTCGATGGTAGATATTTATGATTTGTCCAAGATAGCTTGGCCATTATTAAGTTCAAGTGCGGCTCTTTTTACAATTGATGACCCTGATTTGACCACTGATTTTGGATTCACGGGATCATTTGGAACCTCCGTATCCATCAACGCCGAATGGGTTGCTGTTGGAGCACCACGTCACAATGGATCGAATGGATTGGTTTATATCTATCAAAATCAATCCATAGGAAATAATTACTCGTGGTCGTTATTTCAAACACTTCAACCTCCGGCATCTGCCGTATCCCAATCTGAATTTGGATACAAATTAAAGCTGAATAAATATGATGGTCCTCATAGTAATAGTCTTATAGTAGGGTGTGGAAATCCAATGGCATCGGTAGCATATTATTTCGAGTTTATTAATAATGTATGGACTCAAACCTTTGTTTTCCAACCAGACATGAGTGTCTATCCTATGACATTCAATCCAAATTATTATCCTCAGCCCGGTAATATCAACATGAATGTGTTCAATGGGTTTGGGATGGCAGTTGGATGTTATGGCGATGGAGTTATTATCGGAGAACCATTTGATCGAAGTTTCTACGAGTTTGCTAGTTCATCACTTTATCAACAAGGTTCAACATATATTTTTGAACGATGCATAACTGGATCGGGTTGGCAGCAAGTTTTAAAAACATATGGAACTCCTACAACATTATTTAACAATCGAATGGGATTGTCCGTTGATATGTTTGGTACAAACGGGGTATCGGGAATTCCTAAAATAAATGAAGGTCAGGAAAATTCATGTTATATCGAAGGAACCCTAAGTCAGGTTTATCAATGTGGAACTAATTTACAAGAGATTGTCAATGGACAAGTAATGTTGCTTCAACAAAATACTCAGTCGGGACAATGGGGAGTTACTAATGTATATCAAAAAAAGAAACAGTTTTTAACTCCGTTCCGTGATTATGGGTTTGATGTTGCCGTGGCAGACGTTTCGATGGTTGTCGGTGCTCCAATGCTTGTAGCAGATAACAATCGTATTATAAATACGCCATTAACACAAAGCGGAGCATCAATGTTAGGGGATTTAATGGGTAAAGCCTACATTTACGATTTCGATACATTTAGAGATCAATTTCATGTCGGTAATGTATTTTACCGAAATGGAAAAATAATCATCATGACCTCGGGGTCAGTGTTTGATGGTCTGTTTTATAATCCAGTAAATACTAATAATTACGAATATGACTTGGCATTCAATAGTCAGCACACGATCTACGAAAAACAGATCATCTGCACGGTTGACCCGGGTGAGTTCAACGTCAGCACCAACCCAACTGCTATCACTCAGGGCATCGCTACTTTTGACATCAATGGGAATGGAATCTTCGACTTCCAAGACGCCGATGTTATCTTGCGATACATGCAATACAAATATACGTCGATTCTCGGAGTTCCAGTGTCAACCGATTGGAGTTCCTCTGTTGTTAATACTGTTGACGAAATAAGTTTGTATAACTATTATTTAACGAACTACAATAATATTTCAACCCCAACTTTACTTTCTCAGAGTTTGACTACGTGGGAGACGACAAATACTGAAATGCAAACGATCCTTGATCTTAACCAAGATGGTAAGATTGACATTCGAGATATAAACATCTTGTGGAAATATTTCTCGCACCGATTGACTCAAGATAACTATTCTCTTTACATTACGCCTGCATGTTCACGCCGATTGTTCAGTGATGTAACCGATTATCTCAATGGATTGACTGGAAAATATAATACTCCATTGATTAACAATAACTTCATGGACTATGAGCGGTTGACTGCCACAGATAATACTGGGTCGTATTTAGCTCCTATGGCTACTTTGATTGGAATTTATGATGGACTGCAACTTGTAGCATTGGGAAAACTTGGAACTCCAATTAAAATTTCCCCAGAACTTCCAATTAATTTTGTAGTCAAAATGGACTTCTAACTGATATTTATAGGTAATGATTGAATTATATCAAAATGAACAGTCGCAATGGTGCCTCAAATGCTCATGTGGAGATGCCATGGTTTATGCAAACAAACGTGCCGCAGAAACAAATTCAACTATACCAATCCTATGCCTATAAGTTCACCACGCCCATCACTGACGACCACCCTAGACCAGCGTTATGCAACTCAGAATGTTGGAGAGGCATTCAACGTTAAAGCCGTTCTAGGAGGACCGGGAGCCGTTCCAACCTCGGGAGAGACTATTGACGCTGTAAGTAGTAATGGACAAACTTTTCAAAGTCCGAATGGGTTTTGGGTCAGCCCGAAGTCGCAAGTGTCTCAACTTAAAGATGTTCAGTCTGGAAATAGCTCTCTATCTACCTATATTAAAGGCTTAGATACGACAAAGTATCATCCGTAAAAAAATATTTTCACAAAAACCTCCATTGCCCTATGTATATCAAACGGCAATGGAGGTTTTTTCATTGTCGAAAACAACGTAACAAATAACATGTCACTACAAGAAATCAAAGTTGCACGCACGGATGTTCTCAAAATTGTGCAAGAGAACAAGGAAAAACACGATGGTATCCTCAAAACAGCCATCGAAGGTTACTGGATTGATGCAGAATCGTATTTGAAGAAATTTGAGAAGGAAGAACTCGAAAAAGCTACGAAAACGCATAAGGCACAGCTAAAATCTATACGAAAAAGTCATAAAGAGTTAGTAAAGTCAATAAAATCTCGTGTTAAGGAAGACCTCACGAAAGTAGCTTCCCGAACTAAGGATAAAGGATTTAATTACTGGCGTGGAGCATATCCAGAAGATCATGGCGATGATTATACCGGAACCATTCGTAGGTTGGAATTATGTGTTGAACCTAACATCGACCTTAATACCAATGAGTTTGATTCCTATATCCGTAATAAATGGTCGTGGAAGGATTCATTCATCACGTCAAATCGTGGGTATGTAACTTCATTCGCTAGTGCTAATAATATGGGAATTGGAAACTATCAACCAAGCTATACTATTAGTGCATCCTATGCATCGACTGGAAGCTACCTTAACGCCTTAGCAAGGTTCTAAAAAGTCATAAAATAAAATGTTACAATATGAAATGGCATCTTCGGGTGCCATTTTTTATGTTTTCGACCAATACTTATAAACATGAAGCAATCAGGCGTTTATAAAATCCAAAATACTATCAATGGGAAATCTTACATAGGGAGTTCGTTTGATATTGTTGACCGATGGAATAGACACAAACGTTTATTGTCTGATGAAAAACATCATAACACTCATCTTCAAAATGCATGGCACAAATATGGCAGTGGGCAGTTTACATTTGAAGTTTTGGAGCTTGTCCCGTGTAATGAACTATTGGTAGTGGAACAGAAGTATTTGAACGATTGTAAACTTAACCCCGATTGCTATTACAATACGGTGTATGAAGCAGGAGCACCGATGAGAGGACGGGTTCCGTGGAATAAAGGGAAAGTAGGAGTTCAGGCTGCTTGGAACAAAGGGATATTATTTTCGGATGACGCAAAACGCAAAATGAGTGAAGCTGCCAAAAATAGAACCGGAAATAAAAACTCGATGTTCGGGAAAAAACACTCCGAAGAAACACGAAAAAAGTTAAAAATTGCACGACGAAGCCGACCTCCTGTTAGTATTGAGACACGAGAAAAGATGCGTCAATCACATTTGGCTCGATGGAGGAACCAATGAAAAGTTTAGGCTTGGACTTATCAACAACTGTATGTGGATTCGCCATTGCGGAAAACAAAATCATTTTGGATGCTGGATTTTTTGATATAAGCGATGTGGCAAAATACAAAGAAAAATCATCCATTATTATAAATGGACTTGAAGGTAAAGTTTTTGATAGAATAATCATTGAAGAAACATTGTCGGGATTTGCGTTTGGAAAAACCTCTCAACAGGTGTTATTGAAGTTGGCTAAAAACAAAGCGGTCATATCATACATTTTGGAAGAGCATTATAAACTCTCCATTTTTTATGCCAACGCTGTGACCATGAGAAAACAATTGTTCGGAATTTCTCGAATCAAAGGAATAAAACCAAAAGATTTTGTAAAATCAAAACTGGACGCTATGTATGATATGACACGGTGGACTACGCTCAATCGAAACGGCGTTCCAGATAAAAAGATGGAAGATGTTTATGATGCCGTAGTGATAGCGTGTTACGAACCGTAATATGAAAACAATCAAGATAACGTGTGACCGATGCGGGACAGTAGTTGAGGGGGTTATAAACCATAATTCCAAGGGGGACATAGTAACTACTGGTGGATATTACATCGTTTCCGAAGGCAGTAGTTGGAACGAATATCAACGGGACGACGAAGAATACGTCTGCGACGAATGTATGCATGAAGACCCGCTCTACAAAAAGTTATACCTTCAGGAATGAGTGGCGGCTACATATACATAATATCTAATCCCGCCCATCCAAATTTTCTAAAATTTGGAATTACGGAAGACATAAAGTCCCGTTTGTCCACCTATAACACAGGCGACCCTCAACGAGCATATCGGGTGGAGTATTACATTTTCCATCCAAAATATAAAAAGGCTGAAATGAAGATTCAAGAAATGCTCAAATACTTTGCAAAATCCCAAAAGAATGAATGGGCGGAAATTTCACTTCCAATTGCCATATCAAGATTGGATGAGACGTTGGATGATTATAACAATGGTCCTGAGAACTATTGATAACTTATTGTTTTGTGTTTAGGCATTTCCACCGTCTATATGATTTGATATGCCCATTGATTAACTGTGAGAGCACTTTTCGATTAAACTGAAACCGAGTTCGCAAGTTAAACATTGTATCACTGACCACTTGGTTGGTGTCAACATTGAATAGATTATAGACCTTCGTGTCATATGCTGAGTTTTTACTTCCATTTCGCATATTTTTATACCTCTCGATAGTTTCTTTCGAATGCTTTTTTCCATAGTTCGGGGCTAATTTTCCCACACGATTCTTTCTAAAAAACTTCATTTTGGCAATAGAGTTGTCTGAATGTCGCATTCCATAAAACCCATTCCGCTCACCACGATTTTTGAATGATATTTTTTGACGGGACAATTCGGTTAGTTCGCCGCCCGAGGCATCAAAGCATAGGTTATAACATTTGCATTTTTCCGATTTTGCTACATCGAGATATTTCTGTTCTTCGGTTAGGAGATAATTTCTATTGACATCATGATGAAACTCTACAATTATTATGAAGTCAAAATTTTTCTCTCCATATTTATTCCACGCAGATTGAAGGTGGACGTTTTTATGTGATTGTTTACGCAAATCTATTCTATGATTCATCCATCGAATTGATATTCGGTTGGAACTCCCAACATAATATTTGCCATTAACTCGGTTGATAATTTTATAAATCCCACAGTTCATATCAATATTATACATATTTCCACTCGAATGTCAACCCAAACATTTCCATCATCGAATATAAAAAGTTGATAGTGAGGGCGGTATCAGTTACAATCTTGGAATGCTTTTACAATCAGAACTCGTAGCTCTATTTGACCAATTGCTCGGTCAAAAGGCTCGACTCCGAAAAAATGGAGTTCAGGCAACATACCATTGCCCGTTCTGCGTTGATAAAAATCTTGCTACAAACAAGTTGGAAATAGCCGTCGGGGGTCCGAGAATCGGAAACTATCACTGTTGGCGTTGTGATTTTCGAGGAAGATCATTTGGCAGTCTCCTTTATAAACTCAAAGCCCCACAAAACTATCGGGACGCCATCGTTAAACTTACGGGCGATATTCGGATGGTTAATTCCCATCAAGATATAGAATCAACGTATGTGTGTCTTCCACCCGAGTTTCATCCAATGCATAAGCCTAAAAAGACTCCGGAATATAAGAATGCAATGGTGTATTTGAAACGCCGTGGTATTACACGAGAAGACATTCTTCGTTACAACATTGGATATTGCGAATCGGGGGAATATGAAAATCATGTCATCATTCCATCGTATGATGCCAAGGGTGATTTGAACTTTTTCATTGGGCGACGTTATTACGCAGCCGACCCCGGACTCCCCCATAAGAAACCGGAAACACCAATGAATGAGATTATCGGGTTTGAATCATTTATCAACTGGAATGAACCTCCGATTTTAGTTGAAGGTGCATTTAACGCAATCACAATTCGGCGAAATGCCATTCCACTGTTCGGAAAGTTTCCATCCAAAAAACTATATGAAACTATGCTTGAAAATCACGTTGAAAAAGTGTATATCTGCTTGGATTCAGATGCCGAACCAGATGCAATATCCATATGTAAGCGATTGCTTCGACTCGGGATAGTGCCATATATTGTAAAACTAATTGGCGGAAAAGATGCTAATGAAATTGGATTTCATAATTCGTGGCAATGCATTCGGTCAGCAGTCGAAATAGACAGCACCGAATTATTGAAATATAAATTGAAAATATGAATGTATTAAAAACAAATCTTAACAAAGTAACTCATATAATTCACATCGCTGATATTCATGTGAGATTAAATAAAAGAATGGATGAATATAAAGAAGTATTTAAGAAGTTATACTCAGAGGTTAAATCTTCACCCGAATCATCCGTCGTGGTGATGGTGGGAGATACATGCCACAGCAAAAACGAATTGAGTCCAGAGTGCGTTCAGTTAATATCCGAATTATTTACGAATATCGCCAACATCAGACCTCTTATTCTCGTGGCAGGAAATCACGATGCTATATTATCTAATAAAACTCGTTTGGATAGCCTCACACCTATTGTGGATGCATTAAACCACCCCAATCTACATTACCTCAAGACAACGGGATTATATGGATTCGGAAACATCCTATTTAACAACATGTGTATATTTGATGAACCCGATAAATACATCCTCGGCAAAGATATTCCCGCAATATATCGTAATCAATATGACCATATTATCGCATTGTTTCATGGTGCCGTTGATAGAGCATCATTAGATACTGGATATGCCATTAGCAATCCGTCAATAATGCTTCCATTGTTTGATAATCATCACGCAGCATTGCTTGGCGACATACATAAAATGCAGGATATGCAGGACTATGACGGCAATAGAAACAAACCATGCGTTAGATATTGCGGCTCACTTTGCCAACAGAACCATGGGGAATCTCTTATGGGGCATGGTTATTCATTATGGGATTTATCCGATTATTCTTATCAACACCACGAACTTCCAAATGAATATGGTTATTTCACCGTGGAAATCCACAATGGTAAATTGACTACTGATATTTCAAATTTACCCAAGTTTGTTAGACTTCGGGTCAAGTTTTACAATAGCATAGCATCAGAAGTAAAGCAGGTTGTCGCCGACATTAAAATGAAAGTGCAAGTCATAGAGACTGCATATTTTCGAATGGATCAAGACCAAGATAAGTCAAATGGCATTCCTCTTTGCAAAGATATTGTGCTATCTGATTTGACGAGTGTCGATTATCAATCCAAACTGCTAACCGAATTTTTATCCAAAAAATTGGAAATCAATTCCCCGCAGAAAATCGAGGATATTTTAAAGATTAATAAGGATACAAACTCTATTATTAAAAAGGATGACTTTACTCGCAACTTAAAGTGGAAACCTATCCGTTTCGAGTGGGACAATATGTTCACGTATGGTGAGGGAAACGTTATTGACTTCACTCAAATGAATGGTGTCTATGGTATTTTTGGACCCAACGCATCGGGAAAATCGGCAATTCTATCATCCATGATATTCTGTCTGTTCGATAAGTTTGATCGTGGATATAAGGGATTGCACGTTTTGAATGTTCAAAAGCAATCGTTCCATTGTAAGTTTGAATTTGAAATATCCGGTGTGCGTTACTTCATTGAACGAGAAGGAAACACTACCCGCACGGGAAATGTCAAGGTCGATGTATTTTTTTGGAAGATGGTGAATGGAGTCAAGGAAGAACTCCACGGCAATGCCCGACGTAATACCAATGACATCATTCGTGACTATATAGGAACGTATGAAGATTTCATTATTACTGCCGCATCTTTTCAGACTGCCAAAAACCTTACATCATTTATTGACATGGGTAATAGTGAACGCAAAGATTTACTCGTTCAGTATATTGGACTCAACGTATTTGACCGATTGCATGAGTCGGCTGGCGAACGAAGTAAGGAACTGACCACCATTCTAAAAACACATAAGGATAAGAACTATCAGCTTGAAATTCAACAGAATGAGAGTGCGTTATCACACGCCAATGAATTGTTCACTGCCGCAGCCGGAGAAGCTGAGAGTTTAAAAAATCAAATCGCAGCCGTAAATGAACAAATTGTGCTTGAAACGGCAAATATAATCAAACTTGATACGAGCGTACCAACGGATTTATCCGCATTGGAATCCCGTAAAAAAACATCCGAAGAAACATTAACGGCAAAACGAAAGGTAATTTCTGATGCCCGTGAAGTGTTAGGAGTTCAAGAAAAAATTCTTGCTGAAATCAATAAGAAAATTGAGGATATTGAGAAGTCGAAATTTGTCGAAGCTCATAAGACTTATAAGAATCTAACAGATTCAGTTACTTCCCTCAAGCAAAAAATTGACTTGAAGAAAGTTGAAATCAAGGGGAAACTTGAGAAAGTAGCTCGTTTAGATAAACACGAGTATGATCCTAACTGCAAGTTTTGTATAAATAACTCTTTCGTTAAGGATGCAACCAAAGCCAAGAAGGAACTTGTTGATGATAAGGTAGAAGCAAATGGAATGATGGAAACATTGGCGACTCTACGAAAGGATTTGGATGATGTTAAGTGGGTGGAACACACCTATGAGACCTACACTAAGTTGCTGACCGACCGTGGAACTTCCAAAGATACATGTGCTACGGCAAGCAGAAACATCATTATTGCAACAAATGAACTGGAACGGTTGGATACTTCTGCAAAGGCGGTTGTTCAACAAATAGAAATCTATCACCGCAATGAAGTTGCCGTAGAACAGAATTCTAAGGTTCAAGCGAAGATTAATGCGTTTCGAGTGACTTTAACAAAACTCGATTCCATATTCCAAAAACAATATCAATCACTGGTGGATATTTCTGGAAAGCGTGAAATGTTCAAGACAACTATTGCGAATGTGACTAAGACTCTTGCTGACGTGACGGCAATGGAAACGGAACTTGAAAACTATCAACTCTATTTGCAGTCAGTAGGACGAGATGGATTGCCATTTCAAGTCATATGCAATACAGTCCCCGAGATTGAGAAAGAGGTAAATTCCATTCTAAGTCAAGTGGTTGATTATACCCTTCAGTTTGAAACGGATGGAAAGAACATCGTTCCTTACGTTGTCTATGAATTTGGACGTTGGCCTATCGAATTGACATCCGGATATGAACGATTTGTTGCAAGCGTAGCTATCCGTGTTGCTCTGACCAACATCTCCAACTTGCCCAAGACGACGTTTCTTGCCCTCGATGAAGGCTTTGGAACATTGGACCCCGATAATCTCGCATCTATGTTCACACTCTTCTCTGTTCTCAAGAACAACTTTGACTTTGTGTTTGTAATCTCACACCTGGATGCACTCAAGGATGCGGTAGACAAACGAATCGAGATCAAACGGGAGGGTAATTTCTCCCTCGTGAAATACGAATAAGGTTATATGTATAGGTGGGGCTTTTCCCCATCATACATATGGCCACTCAATTATTGTCTTCGTTCGGAACACGAGGCGACAGCAGCTATACAACGACTGGAGTCCATCAAGGTCTCGCAGATTTAAGTATAGATATTACTGATACCGCCCATCTATCCACATATTTTCAAGTGGTTGAGTTCAATCCTGTGTTTACGGCAGGAAAGAACTCCATTTCGTTCAATGGTTCTAGTCTACTGGCGGTTGGCTCTGAGATAAAAATCGAAGTCTTAGATGCCGGTGGGAACTCCTTATATTTAAAATCCCCACCAGCGACAGCCAATTACATTGATGTTGCTATCTTTACGGTTTCCATTTATGTGTATGAGGATACTGTAGCTGGATCGGGAAAAGTCATTTTAGTGGGAACTACTATTAACGGTGAAAGTGTTCGATGGACGGGAAATATAAGTATAAACACCACGTATAAAAATGTTTCACGTACTCGATTTTATTATGCCCCCACTATAGAATCTCTTCCGCTCTTACTTCCCACGGTTGATTTAACAACTGGAGCTACCCTTGGTGTAGATGCAATCTTAACCGGATCATGCACGGGTCAGTCATTGATTGGGGCAACAATAGCCAATGGACCAAACTCTAACTATAGAGTGGACTTGACGGCGTTCTCATCAAGTATTGGATTTATTACTGGATTTGGTTCGCAACTTATTGGGCAAAACATTTCGCTATACGTTTACAAGGCAAAAAATCTATTCAATAATGGTATGGATGTTGTAAACTCAACTCAGTCGTTTACCATAAAAAACGTCATTAGTCCCACAGAACTTCAACTTGACGGTGATGTAGTTGATACCTCTACCACTCAACTATCTCAGTATCTATCTCCTTATTTCATAGGAAGCTTTTATATAAGCTATAGCCAAACGGGTTATTTGAATCAAGCAACGGCGGTTCCCTGTGTTGGAACTTATAATGCACTATCACATTCTATGACGCTTATTGCAAACAACTCATTTTTTACAGCATCAATGATTGGAAATGCCATTCAAGTAAACTATGATACATTGTATCTTGGAAATGGAAGTCCTACCTTGACGTTAAATCCATCAATATCTTCGTCTACAAACAGAATACCTATAACATCATCGGTTTATACAGTCTTAACAGTTAAGGATTCTTATACAGCAAGTATAACACCTGTAACGTATAATCTTTATTCTGGAAACCCACATGTTGTGGCTCCAACTATATACACCGCATCCAAAATTTTAGGCAGTGTGACATCTCTAAGTTCATCCACTGCATATCAGTATTATACAACTGTATATTCATCATCCGTGCTTCTCCAAAAATCCTACATGGATGTTGTATTTCGAAATTTAGATACTTTTACGGGATGTGTTGCCAGCCAAAAATTGTATGCCATGAGCAACATTTATCCCGGTGATTTTGAACTTGTAAGTAATACTCAAATTGGTCCCACGGAATTATTGTATGATCCTATTACGGTAAACAAAAACTATGCGGATATTGGAATATTTTACAATCAAGACCAAGTGAATAAATACTGGTATGCTTCTTCCGCATCGCTTTCACTTATTCAAAGTGATACTCCAGTGTTAAGTTCAATGACCATACAATCGTCTCCGAATTTTACGGGGGCGGATGGAAATAGTTATGTCGTCGTCAAAACATCTGCTATAAATGTTAATAATGATAGCAATTATTATCCATATGACCAAGTAAGTTTTGATGATTTTAATGGAACAGGTTACACATCCAATTTCATATTTCTTCTTAAAAATGTTTTATATGCTCTGACGACAGACGTAACTATCAATAAGAATCCCAATGTTTCAGCCAAAGTATCGTTTTACATGACAAGTTCGTCTCCTGAAATTTCGGGTGAACCAAATTTCGATCCAATATATGGTCTGAAAATAGGAGAGGTAAGTGTAACCGATTTAGTATCAAAGAAGGTATTCTCGCCATCACCAGAGTTATTTTTTACACCACTCAACGATTATTATGGCACGTTGGTTATTGTGCCCTATCAATGTAATGTGACGCTTGCAAATATGTCTATGGTAAACTATGGGGATTATGGATTTTCTCCCGGTGGTGCTACGATTCAAATTCCGTTTCCATTACATGTTGCAAATGAAACATACACGATAAAAGCGGAACTCTACGATAACAATTCAAATTTGGTATATACAACTGCTCCAATCATACAAACATTTGATCCGTTGGGATTGAGTCTATATGGAAGCAGTATTATCGCCACGGCTGGGTCTGGAAGCACAATTCCAACTGTGGTTCCAACATTTACGGTTACAAACAATTTATTTCTCCAAGGACTTACGCAACTAACCCCGCCGATGAAGTTTTTGGCATACGAACCATTCAATGGTATGGTAGGATTTACACCGGTATCAAATATAAGCTTAATTCCAACAAATGTTAATGATGCGGGATCAGTTGATTATATTAACATAGAACTTAATGGAGGAGCCAATATTGGAAGGTCTTTAGCCGTTAGATATAGCGGAAGCTCTCCAAATGTATTCGGTCGCCGAGTCTATGTGGATCAGAGTGGTAACAAAACAACTTATATGTAAAAATATTATGGGATTTTCTGTGTTTTTTCTGTGTTTTTTCTGTGTTATGATATAGTTATAGAACATGGACAACAAGTTATATCAGATCAAATACCGTCGCCACAAGGAGAAAAATGGGTGGCGATATTTTTCTACTATTGTCCCTCCTGATTGTTATTTGGAATTGAAGAAGTTTTATCTCCGGTGGAAAAGTGAGAATATAGAAAAGTGGAACAATAAATGAAAACTGGAGTTTATAGAATACGAAATATAATAAATAACCATTGTTATATTGGAAGTTGTGCCCACAAAACGGGAATTAAACATAGATGGAGAACTCACGTTCATGGTCTAAAACATGGCAGACATCATTTTATCATATTACAACGAGCATGGAATAAATATGGAGAAACCAATTTTCAATTCGAAATATTAGAGACGTGTATTCCGTCCGAGTGTATTAATCGAGAACAATTTTATTTGGATACACTGACTCCGAAATATAATGTATTAAAAATTGCAGGGAGTTCATTGGGAAGAAAAATGTCGCCGGAACAATATGAAAAAAATAAAAATAGGTCATACGATTGGATGAAAGGCGATAAAAATTGGAATAAATCTCCAGAAAAACGAGAATTTTATAGACGGAGAATTAAAACGCAAAATTTACGACAATATCTTACGGCAGATTCGTTTCTAAAAATATCAAAGTTTCATAAGGGCCGTCCAAAATCGGAAATTCAAAAACAACGAATGTCAGAAGCAGCTATAGGAAAACCCAAAAGTAAGGAACATGTGGAAAAAATGAAAGCATGGGCAAAGGAAAATAATTCTGGAGAAAAGTCATATTTTCATACTCATAAATTTATCTTCCAAGGAAAAGACAATCCCGGATTTTCCGGGTATTACAAATTTAGGAATAGAATTACAAATGAAGAAATTGTATGTGCCCAATTTGAGTTTGCTAATAAATTTAATTTTGATAGCGGACGAATATCTGCAATATGTTTAGGTAAACGGAAGTCTCATAAACAATGGATTTGTCTCGGAAAGGAAACTATTTAATTATGAAAAAATGCAAGGGAATGTCAAATTTAGAGATAGTTTCCCATTATCTCAATGGAACTCGCCCGTTTACTCAATTATCAATGAATATTTCCGAAAAAGAAAAGCATCGAGAAAATGGAGAAAAATGGACTGTGGATGGAAAGGAATATAAAAGGGAAAATGGGAAAACAATTTGTATTACAAAAACACAAGGAGATATTATTCGGGAGGCTATTGGAAACGGATTAAATTGTAAACAATGTGGAGCGCAATATAAGTGGGTAGGAAAAAAAGACCAAAAATTTCTACGACGATGTGGATTATGCATGGATTGTTTGATTGATTATGAAACAAAACTTAGAATTTTGGGAATTTATCCAAATTATGAAATATATAAATTAGCATCGTATGAATTGGATTCGTTAAAAACCCGACGGTCTCAATTTGAAGAGGTCATTGAATATTTTACGAAAACTAATGGAGATATAATAAAAGTCGCAGAATCCGAATATGACCCCAATATAGTATGGAAAAATACTAATAAGACTAAAATCCTCGCCGACTCCAAGAAAGATTTGGGCGAAGTCAATAAAAGAATTGATGCTCTCGAACAAATCCGAGATGAATGTAAGGCAAAGTATATCGAATTAGCAACCAAATACGGACTTGAAATTTTATGCCATACGGACAAATCTCTTATCAAGAGTTAATAAAAAACGAGTATAAGAAGTGCATGGAATCTCCCGTGTACTTCATGAAACATTATGTCAAGATTAAGCATCCTATGCGGGGTACTATTCTTTTCGATTTATTTAGTTTTCAAGAGGAAACTCTGGATTCGTTTCATAAATACAAATTTAACATCATCCTAAAATCCCGTCAGATGGGTATCTCAACCCTTGTTGCTGCGTATTCCCTTTGGCTGATGACATTTTTGAAGGATAAGAATGTCCTTCTGATTTCATTGCGCCAAGACGATGCCAAAGATGTTGTAGCTAAAGTCAAAGATGCCTATGAAGCATTGCCTAAATGGTTGAAAGTCAAGTGTCTTGAAGATAACCGTCTATCCATGAAATTCAGCAATGGATCGGCGATCAAGGCTGCATCTACGACTAAAAAATCAGGTGTTGGTCAAGCACTCTCCCTTCTAATTATCGACGAAGCTGCACTTATTGATGAAGCCGAAGAGTTGTGGACTTCTGCACAACCTACTCTGTCAACTGGTGGTAACGCCATCATCCTTTCTACCCCTCGTGGTGTTGGTAATTGGTTCCACAAAATGTGGCAAGGTGCTGAAGCTGACAATATGGATAACACTACGGGTAAGAATGGATTTCATCCTATTACTCTCCCGTGGCAGTTACATCCTGAACGTGATGACGAATGGCGTAGGGTTGAAGGAGAAAAGCAAGGAAATCCCAAGAAGGCTTCACAGGAGTATGACTGTAACTTTCTTGCATCAGGTGATAACGTTGTTGATCTTAACATCATTGAATTTTACAAAAAGAACAAAGCCCTCGACCCCATCGAATGTCGTGGTATGGACAGGAACTTGTGGATATGGGAATATCCCGACCGAAATCATGTCTATGTAATTGCGGCTGACGTAGCCCGGGGCGACGGAGCCGACTATTCTGCTTGCCATGTGTTAGATATAAGCCGAGAGAAACCAGTTCAAGTTGCCGAGTATAAAGGAAAGATAGAAACCAAGGATTTTGGTGACTTTCTGGTGGCGTTGGCTACAGAATACAATGGCTGCTTGCTTGTAGTTGAACGTGAAAACGTTGGGTGGGGTACTATTCAAGAAATTCTTGACCGTGGATATTCGAATACTTTTTATAGTTCTGCTGACCTTAAATATGTAGAAGTTCAACGTCAGTTGAATAATAAGTGGGCGTCTGAAGATAAGAAATTGGTCCCGGGATTCAGCACGAATATGAAAACCCGCCCATTGATTATCGACAACATGGAGCATTACATGCGTCAGATGGCAATTGAGATTAGATCAAAGCGCACTTTGGCAGAATTGGAAACGTTTATTTGGAAGAACGGAAAACCTATAGCAATGGAAGGGTATAATGACGACTTAGTTATGTCTTTGTGTATTGCGCTGTGGGTTCGAGATACGGCTCTTCGTCTTCGTCAAGAAGGCGTCGAGTTGACCAAACTCGCTGTAGGAGGAATTACATCGACTCAAAAGGATAATACGCCTGTTTATAAAGCGAAACAGCAGCAAGCGGGATTCAATTCATGGAAGATGAACACTGGACGCCAAGGATTTGGTAAAGAAAATCAAACGGATATACGGTGGCTTTTAGGTTAAATGCGGAATATTTATAGTAAAGGCCACTAGGTCTTCCACATATACACACTAAATCAAAAGACATATTATGCCAAGTTCAAACCAAATACCGCCGACCAAGCCATTTGAGGACGAAATACTCGACGTAAAGAAGCAATCGCTATATGCGAGGCTAAAACGATTGTTCTCAACTGACGTTATTGTCCGCAACGTTGGTGGTAAACAACTCAAGATAAAAGACACCGATAGCATAATGTATGCTACGGATCGTAACAGTCTGAGAGACCGCTTCAACCGCATTCGTTCTTCGGGTTATAACGCTTATACTCGTGATTTTGCACTGTCCTATCAAGCTGCTCGCATGGACCTCTTTCGTGATTACGATACGATGGACATGGACCCAATTTTATCTTCTGCCCTTGACATTTATGCCGATGAATGTTTGACGTATAACGAAGTGGGTAAGATGATTACGGTTCATTCTACGAATAACAACGTCAAACGTATTCTTGAAAACCTATTTGACGAAGTTCTAAACGTCCGTTTCAATTTGTGGTCGTGGGTAAGAAACATGGTTAAGTATGGAGATTTCTATCTTAAACTCTATGTCACTCCCGAATACGGTATTTACATGGTTGAGCCAATATCAGCCTATAACGTAGAACGTATTGAAAACTCCGATCCCTCCAATAAACGCTACGTTAAGTTCCAACTTCGTCCAACCGATACATCTCAAGCTGAAATCCTTGAAAATTACGAAGTGGCTCACTTCCGTCTAATTTCCGATTCTAACTTCTTACCTTACGGCAAAGCAATGATTGAAGGTGCTCGCCGTGTTTGGAAACAACTATCTCTGATGGAAGACGCCATGCTTATCAGCCGTATCATGCGTGCTCCTGAACGTCGTATTTTCTATACTGATATTGGAAACATCCCACCAAACGAAGTGGATGCTTACATGCAGAAGATGATGGACAAAATGAAGAAGGTTCCATACGTCGATGAGCAAACGGGTGAATATAACCTTCGATTTAATTTACAGAACATGATTGAGGATTATTATATCCCCGTTCGTGGTGGTGATAGCGGAACTAAGATCGACACTTTGGCGGGTATGGAGTGGACGGGTATTGACGATCTTGAATACGTCAAGAACAAGATGATGGCTGCTCTGAAGATTCCAAAGGCATTCCTTGGATATGAAGAGGGCATTTCCGGTAAAGCTACACTGGCATCCGAAGACGTTCGTTTTGCACGCACCATTCAGCGTTTACAACGCATTATTTGTTCTGAACTTAGCAAGATTGCTATTGTTCACTTGTATGCCCAAGGTTATCGTGATGAATCCTTAGTTGACTTCGAAATCGAACTTACCAATCCATCTACCATTTTCGAAAAGGAAAAGATAGAAATTTGGCAAGATAAGATTGGTGTTGCAATTGACATGGTGGAAAATAAATTCTTCTCATTCAATTGGGTTTACAAAACCATATTTAACATGTCTGAAGATGACATTCGTGATGTTAAAGATGAAGTTGTTGATGATGCCAAACAGAAATATCGTCTCAATAAGATTGAGGAGGATGGTGATGATCCAGCGAAGCCGTTTAAAAAAATTGGTGGTGGAAAAGGTGATGATGGTGATGACGAAGGTGGTCTTGGAGACATCGGCGGTGGTGGAGGAGGGCATGGGGGCGGCGGAGGTGGAATGGGAGGAGATTTGCCTGACTTAGATGACCTTGGAGGAGATGAGGGGGAAGGAAAAGATGGAGAAAAGGGAGATGAGGGAGATGAGGAAGACAATGATAAGGGTGAAAAAGAAGAAGCTCCCGACATGAAAAAGATCAAAGAAGTCGTGGATGTTAAAGACACCCGTGATCGAAGCGACCGTGACCAAAGCGACCGTGACCAGACAGGAGAGAAAGTAGCTCCGGCAATAGCCGAAGACCCAATTGGTCGGTTAGAACGTTCAGCAACCCAAAAGAAAAAGAGTGAAGGAAAACCTAAGAGTGCGCTTACTCATAACTTTGAGGGCGGAAGCCCATTGGTTCTGAAAGAAAGATCAGTTCCATATGTTGATACGGGTATGGTGAAGAGTCTTTCGGAGTTCCTAAAAAAGACTCAACCTGAAACTAAACAAGAACTTTTAAGTGAGAATCAAAAGAGCGGAAGTAAGTCCATGATGGATGTTTCCAACATTTTAGAATAAGTAAAACGTATCTCCATACAAAATGGAGGTTTAGACGATATTGTCTATATTTATAATAGTTGAAGATAAATACCAAATACTATGCAGAAGGTGGAATATAAATGCCCTTGTCCAGATGATTCGGAAATCGAAACATTTTCTAATATTTTGGAGAAATCATAATTATGAGTCAACAGAAGAAAATGCGCCATTCCAAATTTCGTAATACCGGAATCTTGTTTGAGTTGCTAACCAAACAAGTTACTGCCGATATTATTTCAGGGAAAGATTCTTCGATAGCTAAAGACTTACTTCATAAGTATTTTCGGGAGACCACCGAGCTTGGGAGAGAGTGGCAACTGTATAGCACCCTGCTCAATGAAAAGATAAAGGACGAACCCCACGCCGAACGATTTTTTTCCGTTATTTTGGAAGCACGTAAGAAGTTGAATAGTCGAAAGCTTTCCATGCTTAAGTATGACTTAATCAAGGAAATAAAGGATGCATATCCTATAGAGGAAATGCTAAAAGCCCCCGTTCGTAACTATAGAGTCTTGGCTTCTATTTATAAAGCTTTTGAAGACGTTGTAACCCCCGATTGTAAGTTTGATGTCAAAGAAGTGTATCAAGCTAAAAACTGCATCGTAGAACACATCGTTGACCGACCGAAGGCATCACACCCCGAGGACGAACTCATCAACTATTATCAAACTCAAACGGAGGATATACGTCTTCTAACTTACAAACTTCTCTGCGAAAAGTTTAATGAAAAATATTGCAGTGTTCTTGACGAGGACCAACGGGCAGTTTTGCGGGAATACATCTGTAATGTTGCTAATACCAACAACTTCGACGTGTTCGTAAAAAAGAAAGTGTCTCAAATCAAGAAATGTTTGAATGAGGCAATTGACAAAATCAAGGACGCCGATGTAATGAAGATCAAAATTCGTGAGGTCGTCAATCAACTTGATAAAATCAACCCAGGCAAAATCGTTAAAGATAATCATGTCATGGTGTTGATGCTCTCTTACGAATTGCTGAACGAAGTTAAAAAGCAATTGGAAGGAAAGCATGAACATCAATCTTAATTTACTCAACAGGTTATCAGACCGATTTGGAGTTGGACCTTTATCGACACAGCCCCATCTTCAACAAATTTTGGCAAATACTGACCGTTTTGTCAAGGCAGATGCCGGATTTGAACCTTCTATTACGGGTGGCGGCTATCAATGGAATGATGAAGTTAATGGTTATACCTTGGGTAATAATCAAAAGATTTTCGTCTTACCTGATGGAAAAGCCATTTGGATATTCAAAAACTCTCTCTTCCGTCTTATAACTCCAAATAGCATTGCTAAATGGGTATCAGCAGATTCCGAATATCCAATGGGAAAATCCAATGCTTTTTTTACGATTTACGGAAAACTGACAGGACAAGATTTAGGTCAAGATGAAACGGCGGGTGATAATGTTCCTGATGGAGATCAAGAAGACGGGGGTGGAATAGCATCGGCAGATGATGAAAACGCACCTAAGTTTTCTAAAGCAGATATTCAAAAAATGTTGAGTGGAGAATTTCCAGCCGAACCATCAGAAGACCCAAATGGACTTTCCGATGAGCCTTCGGCTCCTCTCAAAGGTGGAATGCCAGATCGCACAAAGATAGGATTACCAACTCCTGTTGGAAGTAAAGCTGACCAAATTATCCGAGCAATTTATAGAAAGGCTCATGTTGATCCCAATTCAAAGATGAGTAAACAAAATCCAATCCGTATTGACTCGGATGAGATTATAGACATATATAACACCGCCAAAACATTGCCACCCGAAGAAAAAGAAAAGGTGATTGCGTTTCTTAAGAGTGGAATTGTTTTGCCAATGAAAGAGGGAAAAATTTATAGGTCTCAAATTCTATCACTTGTTGAACGTATTGTTGAAGGAGTAGTTAAGGAAGTTGAGACAGCTAAAACCAAGATTCAGGAAAAGAAACGTTGGACTGTAAAGTTAGAAAAAGAACAGTCCGGTGCTTCTGCTGCTGGACCCGTTAATGGAAAAAAAGATTCCGACCAAGAAAAGCCTCTGGAAGAAATGACCACGACAAGTGGCGGCGGCGGTTCCTCAGCAGGAACTCCCGGATATAACATTCCCGGAGCTTGGGCAGGTGGAAGTCTTGAGAAGAACAAAAAACACATTGAAGTTCTGGGTTATACACTTACTCCGACAGGTAAAAAGGACATGGAGCGTGCAGGGGATAACCTCTACGAAAATACAGAGAAGACAAAGAAATGTCAAAACTGTGGGGAAACTATGGGAGCCGATAAAACTCGCTGCCCTAAGTGCAAATTTTTAAATGGGGATGTGCCTAACGAAAAAGAAAAAGAATTGAAATACGGGGCACTTCAAGAAGAAAGTGGATTAGGAGCAAGTTTTGATCGAGCACAACGTAACTATGATAACCAACTTCCTCCTGATGATGGCACTGGAGTTGATGATGAAGAAGGAGACGATAACGGTGATGGCATAGAATGTCCCACATGTGGTAAGCATCAAGGCTATGTGACTGATAAGGGGCATCAAGGAAGCGCATATTGGATTGAAATGAAATGTAATGCGTGTAATGCAGAATGGGGTCATGATAATTTCGATTCATTAGACGACCGATAATTGTATATGATTAAGCTATTGAGAATTGCAGAATCCTACGGGGCCGAAGGTCAGTTTTATGACATCGGGAAGGATTTTACTGGTTTTCGTAGAATGATTGATGGTGCAGATCAACAGATCAAGCAACAATACGAAAAGGCAATATCTGCTAAGTTAGTCGGAAAACGTGTTCGTGCCCGAGCGTCCCGGGGATATAAGCAATACGTTAAAGACTACGAGTTTGACATTTCTAAAATAACTCTTGACGATTATTACGACAACTTTGTCGTTGTAGCATATGATAGCACGACGCCTAAGCCAAAAGAATACTTTCTCAAGACCGGATTCAAAGTTCAAATTATAGGACCAGCGACGGGGCAACCATCTCCTGAAAAGGGAGGAGACCCACGGTTTCAACGTACCAAGCAAGCTGGACCTACCACAGTTCAACCAGATCAGAATGGAAATGCTGCTCAAGCTCAACCAATGGCTTTAGCTCCTGTGGGTCGTACTCCTCAAGAAACTCCCATGAAAGAGGGACAGAATGCAGATGCACTTTACGATGCTTATGGAGTCGAAGAAATATCGGAAGACCTAAAATCTTGGTTGCCAGAGCTTTTACTTAAACCTAATACTGCTCTTCGTGAGTTTATTAAAGGATTGGGTTGGCGAAAAGAGATTGATGAAAGAACCAAAGTCGCAATGTATGACATACGCCTTCCATCGAGCATGGTCAAACCGAATGTTAACGAAGATACAATCAAACAGATGCTTGCAAAAGCTGCTGCTGCTCCAGTTATAGGAGAAGACCGGGAAAAGACCAAAACTCGATATGATTTAGTTAAACTGGACCCCGACAAGAAAAAGTCAGAATGGAACGTTCGCATAAAGAAAGTAACCACAAAAGTATGAATATGTCAAAGACACTCCTAATGGAATGTATTACCTTCGAGGCGGATCAGCGAATGCTCAAGGAGGCAGCATCCCACCCGAACATGCCATTTATGGTGCAGGGCATTTTGCAGCGCAAAGGTAAGAAAAACCAGAACGGACGTATTTATCCCGACGAAGTGCTTATGCGTGAGGCAAATAAGTATGCACAAACCTTTATTAAAGACCGTCGTGCGATGGGTGAATTAGACCATCCCGAATCTTCAGTTGTAAACTTGAAGAATGTATCTCATAACGTAACCGAAATGCATTGGCAAGGTGATGATCTTGTTGGAACGGTTGAAGTTCTTACCACTCCTAACGGCAACATTCTACGTGAACTTTTCCGTAACGGAATCAAACTCGGCATTTCCAGTCGTGGACTTGGAACCCTCAAAAAGATTTCTGAAAACTCTGCTGTCGTCGGGGATGATTTTGAATTAATTGCGTTTGATTTTGTCTCAAATCCCTCAACCCAAGGCGCTTTTCTAGCACCAGTTGGACAAATTCCATTAGCGGAAGGAATTTACAGAAACCCACGGACTAACCAATGGGAACGCACGGATGACATCATTCGTAACATCATAGCCGAAATTGGTTAATTTGACTTGATTGCATTGTACTTATATGATAGTATAATGCAGCAATGTCAAGTATGAATAATTTAATTGGATGGATAAAGAATAATTTACAATATTCTCGTGGATTAATTTGTAAAAAATGTAAATTAGCGTGGTTCGAAAAATATGATTACTTGGATATGTGGCAACAAATACATGAGGTCACATCTTTTTTAGATATATTAAATCCTACATTTCCACAAAGAGTGTGGCATATTATTAATGATAAAAAATTAGTTAAATGTGCCAATCCAACTTGCCAAAATTCTCCCAACTTCTGGTCATTCAATGAAGGATATTTACGAACATGCTCCCCCGTATGTGCTCAATATGATCCGCTCACCCAAGAAAAAATAAATATCACTAACCTGGAAAAATATGGATATAAATATGGATTGCAAAATGAGGATATAATCAAAAAAAGAATATTCACCATCCAAGAAAAATATGGCGTCGAAAATATTTCTCAGGTCGCAGGAATATCTGATAAAAAGCAAGAAACATGTTTAAAAAATTATGGAACAAAATGGTTCTTGGAAAGAACAGATATTGTTAAGAAATGTTTAATGGAGAAATATGGGGTTGGTAATGTTCAACAAGTAAGTGAAATATCAAATAGAACATCTCAGACAAGAACTGATAAATTTTATGATGATTTGGTAAAATCTGATAGATTTAAAGGAAAGGTTGTTCCTATGTTTACAAAAGATGAGTATGTAGGAGTAGGGTCTGAATATAAGTTTAAATGTTCATCTTGTTTTACAGAATTCTCCTATGTTTTACGATGGGATAGAATACCCCGATGCCCCATTTGTTTCAAAGGTTCATCTGTATTTGAAACAGAGGTGACGGAGTATATAAAATCTCTATTGTCGGGGGATGTAATATTGGAAAATACAAAGTCCATTTTATCAAACAATTTTGAATTGGATATCTACATCCCATCTAAAAAGATAGCGGTTGAATGTAATGGATTGTTTTGGCATGGAGAGGTTGGTGGTAATAAAGGACGAAAATATCATCTAAATAAAACAATCGAGTGTGAATCTAAAGGTATAAGACTCATTCATATATTTGAAGATGAGTGGATATTATCATCTGACATAGTTAAAAATAGATTATCTCATATGCTGGGATTACATACTAAATCCATTTATGCCAGAGATTGTGAAATTAAAGAAACATCTGTGCAAGACAAAAATATTTTTTTAGATGCGAATCATATACAAGGGAGTGACCGCAGTAAAATACGGATTGGGTTATTTCATAAAGATATGATGGTAGCAATTATGACATTTGGAAGTAAGAGAATATTTACAAATTCTACCAACATTGTAGATGAATATGAACTTATAAGATATGCTACATCTACACCAGTCGTTGGTGGTGCGGGAAAATTAATAGCACATTTTATAAAAACATATTCTCCAAAGAAGATTATTTCATATGCTGATAGAAGATGGACATATTATAAAAATAATCTATATGAAAAAATTGGATTTCAAAAAGTATCCGATGGCACCCCAAATTATTGGTATTTTGGTCGATATGGCAATTATAGAAGATTCCATCGGTTTGGATTTGCCAAACATACTTTACCAAAAAAGTTAATATTGTTTGACCCTAGCCTGTCCGAATGGGAAAATATGAAAAATAATGGATGGGATAGAATATGGGATTGCGGTAGTTTGAAGTATGAAATGACATTTTGACATATATTTATAAACATGAAACCAATGTTTATACGCCTAGACGAAAATATATTTCGACTTGAAGAGGCTCCAACCGTAGTAAATAAATTGTCAAAGCCTGAGCGCAATGCTATTAGCAATGCGTTTGCTAAAATGGGACTTGATGGTAACGGTCGTTTTGACAAGAAAGAGCAAGGACTGAGTGCAGTAACCCAAGCATTGGATAGTTTGGGATTTCAACTTGATATGGTATCGAGAGATATAATCATTGGAGATCAAGGAAGTCGAATGTTGTTGTTCCGTCGTCGTAATGCCGAAGGAGCCGACGCATTTACCGAACAGCCAGAAATTTCCAATAGCCGAATCGTTTTTACATGGGAACTTATGGGTCAAAACAGATTTGAGATTTTGGCATACGCATCATAATATATGGACTCCCACTCATTCTTGAAACAATGTATATCCGAAGTTATTGTTGAACCTATCAACGAACGAAAGCTTCGTTGTTCTGTTTGTGGAGGACATGCCAAAGGAAAACAATGGTGGAATCAAGATAAGGGCTATGGTATATGCAGTCAATGCGCTTCTAAAATGAAGGCTGACGGAAAAGAAGATATTAACCAATCGTATGGAAAAGAAGGGACGCATTATTTTCTAAAAGAAATTTCCGTGAATGAAGAGGCACAGCCTGAACCGTATAATGATGATGAAACGGATACATTTTCTCCCGGTCCAAGGGATCGTGTAGAACCATCTAAAAAGTCGAAAGAAGATTCGACGAAATCAGATTATTCCAAGTCTAAAAAGAAAAAGGCAATGGAAAAATTTGTGAAGGAATGCCTCTCAGAAGTTATCATTGAACCTCTCAAGCCGAAGGCTACTAACTTGGTAAAAGAATGTATCCTCGAAGTTTTGAAAGATCGTTTGACCGAAGGAGGATACGATCCACAATCTCAAGCGGGACCAAATTCTCCGTGCGAAAACCCATACCCGGGTTGGAACAGTAAAATGGCAAAGATGGAGGAGGACACATCAGATGCAGATTTTTCAGAACCTCAAACGTGGAAATGTAAAGGGCAACGGGTTCAAGTTACATTTTTTAAAAATGGAAAAAATGAAACTCAGTTTGGAGTAATAAAAGAACCTCAAATAAATCAAGCCATTATTAAACCCGATATGGGGTATAATACAATCGTCGTTCCGTGGAAATATATTAAACCATTAATAAACGCCCAATTTGGAGTGAATGAATCAGACCCGCACGGACGCTATGCTCAAGATGCGGGAGCGGGTCAATTTGATCCACGCACTTTTGGTGTTAATGAGGAGAGTTCACAATCCAAAGAGATTCAATGGACATGTCCTCATTGCAAAAAGCCGACTCAAGTCCAAATCGAAATAGCTTCTCCATCTGATTATATCGCTTGTTCAGATTGCGTTAACTGTGGGAAAGAAATAAAAGACCCAAAATTGGATCAAGAAGTTTACAAAATGGTCATAGGTCATTTTGCTGGAAATAAAGAAATTAAGGTAAATGAGGCTGGCGGAACTTGGGGAGAAATAGAAAAAGACAATAAGAGCGATAAGCCTCTACCAAATAAAACTACATATCCTTCACGTTGGAATTAAAATAAGTTGCTTCTTCTAGTTTTTGTTGCTATACTCCCTCAAGTATTATGCAACAGAAAAAATCATCATTAACCCCGACACAAACAAATGTTGTCGGGTTTTGTGCGTTTATTACCGATGGATGGTGAGTTGATTGAAACAAAATAGACTACAAATTATGAATACAAACGAATCCGAGGGTATAACTCCAGAATTTAAACAAGAGTGTGAGAATCACTATAATCAAATGAATGATAACACTGAAGTTGATGACGAAAATAAAAAATTGAAGTTCGTCCGCATGTCCATGCCCGCCGAGCATATGGACTTCATAATGAACTATTACAAGTTGCCCAATATGGTTGAAGTAAATCGGGTATCAATCTACATTTTGAAGACCCTTGCTCATATGGAACAGGACGGATATAAATTCGCCGTGTTTAAGACCGAAAAGAATGCTGAAGGTAAGGATGTAATAACTTCCGAGGGCAGTATTGGGTTATCCATTACGGATATGGTGAACACTCTTATGAAGCATATGAATGACGGACTTCCTCCCAAAAAATGAAAAGACGTGGCTTTCTCAAACATTTAATGGTAATTGCTGGTGCGGTGTGCTTACCGACCACAATACTGAATTATGACCCAGTAAAACGAGTCATTGTTAATAAACCAACGCCCGATGTATCCATGCTGACTGGGTATAAAGGAGATCGGGTTCTGGAAGTTGGATATGTTTACGGCCCATATATTCCTATATTTAGGACTCCCAATTTACAGAAAATATGAAACAACCCTTCGACATAACCATACCAAAAGTTGACCCAAATGAGAGAAACCTTTTCCTATGCAAAGATGTCAATCAAGAATCAATTGAAGAACTCACTAAGGGCATAATAAAAATAAACGAAGAAGATGATCAATATCAGAAAATCTATGATTTTCATGGGTTTCCCTATATTCGTCAGCCAATTCATATTTTCTTGGATACCTACGGTGGGATGGTATATCAAACGTTTGGACTCGTATCTATCATGGATAATAGTAAGACTCCCATTCATACCGTCGTAACTGGATGTGCAATGAGTGCTGGGTTTGTTATTTTAGTGTGTGGTCACAAACGATTTGCTCATGCTTTTTCTACTCCGTTATATCATCAAGCCTCGGGAGGAGTGTGGGGTAAAGTCAAGGATATGGATGAGAAGGTAATTGAATCCAAACGCCTTCAGAAAATGATGGAAGACATCGTTGTGAAGCGCACCAAAATTCCCAGAACTAAACTTGCCGAAATTTACACAACCAAGACTGATTGGTATATGTCTTCAAAAGAAGCTAAAAAGCTTGGAGTTGTGGACGTTATTATTTGATGCTTGACTTGATCGTTTCATCTGTTATACTGTTGAAGTATGAAGAAGAATGATCGCCTGAGACATGATGCAAATCGCACGATGGAAAAGATTCGTAGGATTGCTCGACACATTCGAAATGTAGAGGATAATTGCCTCTTGCTTGGCGAAAAGCTGATTGAACGTGGAGAAATTGAACTTGGACGACAATTAATTGCTGGTGCGGGTTTTTGGGATTATCAGTATAAACGAATATAAAATGTATCTTGAAACAAATACCGGCCTCGTCGTCCAAGAATTACGTAATGGTTTTCTCGGTCATGAGGCCGTGTATTTATTATTTCATGGTAAAAATCTAATTGCCTTTTCTATAGATAAAAAGAATTGGACGATGAGTTCGTGGATTACCAAAATAAAACTTAAACAAATCGATGAAAATATGTTTAAACAATTATCGATGATGAAAGACGTATAAAATTATGACTAAACAAGGTGGTAAATTTATTTTTCTGACACACAATCCGAAATTGATATGGACCGTCTGACGGATATGACCCGTTTACTTGAGTATCATCTCAAAATAGTATCCGAGACCAAGGCTAAAAAATTTGATTTGTGGAAGGACGTTTTGTGATACACGTTTGGTGGATATGCTTACTATTTATTAGTATATGAATAACTTAGTATCCTGTCCAATATGTCAGTCGAAATTCAGATCGTTGATGTCACATATTCGACTGATTCATGGGTTAACTCCAACTGAATTACTTGAAAAATACCCTAATACAAAGATGGTGTCGGATAGGGTGAAGAAAAAAGCATCCCATTCGTGTGTTCGGGCGTGCTGCGGGAGAACTCCGGGGTTTATTGTATCCGAGGAACAAAAACTAAAAATCTCCCATTCTGTCACGGGAGAAAAAAATCCATTTTATGGAAAACGGCATTCCAAAAAAACACAGCTGAAAATGTCCCGTAATCATGCCGATTTTCAGGGAGTCAATAATCCACTTGTAAAATGGCTAAATAGTGACCCAAAAAATAGGACTGCGTATTCAGATGGGATGAAACGATGGATGGCGGAAAAATGGTCCAACGAAGAATATAGGAAAAAACACAGCGAACGCCTTTCACGACAGGTCTCACAACAACACATAAATGGATTCAATCCATATTCTAACTGTGAACATGGGTGGTTTCATAGTAGCAAATTTGCAACAAAATTTTATTTTCAAAGTTCGTATGAACGGCGATTTTTAGAATTTTGCGAAAAATCACAAAAAATAAGTTCTTTACAACGAGTTCCATTCGTGATACCATACCAAGACGATAAGGGAATCAGTAGAAATTATTGTGCTGATTTTCTTATCAATGGAAATATTGTGGTTGAAATTAAACCGCAATCCATGATGAACTATAATAACAATTCTCGAAAAATTATTGCAGGAAAATCATATTGTGAAGCGAATGGGCATGAATATAAACTCATTACAGAGACGGAACTAAACAACCTCGAAAACATATTATGAAATGGCTGAAAGAAAATTTGATTTATTTGACCGTGGCGGGTAGTCGCTCATATGGCATGGCCAATGACATGTCTGACTTAGACATTAAGGGCATTGTCGTTCCGCCGCCATCAGTAGAGCATCACCTTTATCATCATTTTGAGCAAGCCGAAAATAATGAAGAAGTTAATGCCATAGTGACACATATGGCAAATCCAAAAAATCCAAAAATCGAAGGGACCGTGTATTCCCTTCGTAAGTTTTTTCTGCTTGCCGCCGAAGTAAATCCCAACATCATAGAATTATTGTTTACGGACGAATCCGACCACGTTATAATGACTCCGACAATGAAACTCCTGATGGAAAATCGAATGTTGTTTTTATCAAACAAGGCTCGTTATACCTTCAGCGGTTATAGTGCGGCACAATTAAAAAAAATCGAACGCCATCATAAGTGGATTGTTCTCGGAGAAATGCAACATCCGAAACGTGAAGATTTCGGTCTCCCGCTTATTCCCGAACGAGGATTGGATGAAGTGTTTGGACACATCAAATCTACGGTTGAATCATGGAACCTTAATCAGTTTCCACTAGAAGAAATAGACCGTGCTGAACTCAAAGATACAATTTGGGAACTGATGTCTAATGTGGTTGATAAAGAAATCTCCATTGCCAATTGGCCCGATGTTTATTCTGACGCAGTCATTCATAAGATGGCGAAAGAATTCAGCCTCAAGGATGAACTGGTCAAGTATATCTATGCCGAACGCTCTTATGCAAAGGCCAAGCGGGTGTATGATTCGTGGGTCTCTTGGAAAAAAGAACGTAATCCTGCACGAAGAGAATTGGAAATAAAATCGGGATATGACACAAAACACGCCGCAATGTTAGTCCGATTATTGCGGGTCGGTTATGAAATTCTTACAACTGGGAAAGTGATTGTCAACCGCACGGGAATTGATGCTGATGAACTGTTGGCCATCAAGAACGGCTCGTGGTCGTTTGACAAAGTTATGGCGTTCAAGGACGAGATGGAAGCCAACCTCGACGCTGAGTATCTTCGTCAGAAGAAACTTATCGCCGAAGGCAAGCCTACGCCAATCCCTCGGGAAGTGGACAAAGTGAAACTTAACGAGTTCTATCACAAACTTTACAATGAGTATTGGAATGCCAAATAAAATAATTAAGCCGTCATTTGATAATACCTTATTTGTAGGAGTGATATTTTTTATTATAAGTATGACTATTATTAAATACCGATGGGATGATTGGATATTACCATTATTTAATTGGTTAACATCGTTTTTTTAATATGCTCGGAGCCATTCTTGGGGATATTGTGGGGTCACCTTATGAAGGGGGATACAAACGTTCCGTTGATAAGAAGGACTTCCCACTGTTTAGTCCTGACTGTCGATTTACGGATGACAGCGTTTTGACTTGTGCAACAGCAAAAGCCATAATGCATCCATCGTTTGCATCATATTCATATAGGTTTGCCTATCAATACAAGCAATGGGCGTTGCGGTATCCTGATCGTGGGTATGGAAGTAAATTCAAGGAATGGATTAAAGCGAACAGTTATACCATTAATAACAGTTATGCAAACGGCTGTATGATGCGTTGCTCTCCGATTGCCCTCTATTACGAAGACAAAGACCTTGCTCTGAAACGTGCTCTTAACAGCATTGCCTACACTCACAATTCGCCAGAGTCCGCCCGTGGAGTGCAATCTATTGTTGATGCAATTTGGATGGCTCGTCACGGGGCATCCAAAGAAGAGATCAAAACCCGTGTCCAAGAACAATATGGGCACATGCTTAATCTTACATTGGAAGAATTGAAGACAAAGTGGTCTCGTGACATTCGTAGTAATCTCACGGCGCAACAAGCATTGATATGCTTTATGGAATCCAACAATTATGAGTCGGCAATCAGAAATGCCGTGTATATCAATGGGGATACCGATACAAATGCTGCCATTGCCGGAGCAATTTCTGAAGCATTTTATGGAGTTCAAACCATTCCTACGATCATGATTGAACAAGCTAGAAAACTTCTCACCAAAGAAATGATTGATACTGTTAATGCCTTTTACACCAAATGTGGTCAAGATAGATTTGGAGTTAAATTTGCATTATAACAACCGTTAGTATTTTCGTAGTTCATCTGTTTTCTCATTATATCTATAGAAATCACATCCAAGATAATGTTTTATATCATTCATATTTTCTATCGTTGCGGAAACCCCTATCCCTTTAGGGTAGGGGATGAGCAACGAAACTTATCCTTGTGTTAGTATGTATTTTCTAATAGTTTCAGGTGATGCTTCACCAATGGAACAA